CCGAGCGGAGTGCCACCGCCACGGTATGAAATTCTATTCGGGAGAGAACAGACTCCGCGCAATGGGCGACGATATGTGCTGTTGCGGAATAGACGGACTACCCGGCTTTAAGGGCAACGACTACAACTTGTGTATGCTTATGAACGGCAAAAACCCTCAACCGACCGAGAATATGAAAAAGGTAGGTACGGGAGGGTGCTTCAAAGCGTTAAACCAAAGCGCAGGGAGCAGCCGAAAACTCGCAAAGCAGTCGTTCTACGGGCTTATGCAGGAGGAACTCGCCACAAAGACTGCATACCACAAAAAGGTATTCGGCGTTGAGGAATAAACCTCCGACGGCAAATAACTCGTAAAGGAGAGGAGGAAAAATGCCAAATAATGCCAATAGCAGTAAGCCGTGGGAAAGGCAAAAGGGCGAAAGTGAAAAGGCGTTTGAGGCGTTTTCCCTCTATCGAGATAAAGGCGCGAGCCGAACTCTAATATCAGTTGCGGAGGAGTTGCAGAAAAGTTACACTCTAATCCGCCGTTGGTGCGACCGTTGGAACTGGGAGGACCGTGTCAGAGATTATGACAACGATTTGGAGCGGGAGGCGAAGAAAAACGCCCAAAAAGGACTGCGGGATATGTATACGCGACAGACAAAAATCGCTATGCAAGTGCAGGAAAAAGCCTTACAAGCGTTAAAGCAACTCGACGTTGAGGCGATGTCCCCGAAAGACATCAAGGAATATATCCGAATGGCGACGGAGTTGGAACGCCTCAACAGAACATTGAGCGCAGCCCCGGACGAAAGCGAGAAAGCCGGGAGCGGTAGTCTTGCAGATACCATTATCGCCGCCTATCAAAGACGAAAGGACGGTGAGGGTCAATGAGTTTAAGTCAAGAGGCTATCCTATATTACTCGGAACACCCCGTCCACTTTGTAGAGGACCTTATCGGAGTAAAGCCGGACGACGCACAGGCGAAAATACTACAAAGCGTGGCGGACAACCCTATGACATCGGTACGGTCGGGCCACGGTATCGGAAAGAGTGCGGTAGAAGCGTGGGCGATTATATGGTTTATGGCTACAAGACCGTTCCCGAAAATAGCCTGTACTGCACCGACGCAACATCAGTTATTCGATATTCTTTGGGCGGAAGTCAGCAAATGGCTACGAAACGCCCCGCAGCTCGACAAAGAGTTTGTGTGGACGAAAGAAAAAGTCTACCTCAAAGGCTACCCGGAGGAATGGTTTGCGGTAGCGCGTACAGCGACAAAGCCGGACGCTCTGCAAGGTTTTCACGCCGATAACATCTTATATATTATCGACGAGGCGAGCGGCGTAAAAGACATCATATTCGAGCCTGTACTCGGTGCGTTGTCAACGCCCGGAGCAAGACTCCTTATGTGCGGAAACCCGACGCAGCTGTCGGGCTTCTTTTATGAGAGCCATACAAAGAACAGGGCCACATACAAAACATTCCACGTAGACGGCAGAAAGAGCGGACGCGTATCCCCGGAATTCGTTGAAATGATTATACGAATGTACGGTGAGGACAGCGACGTATTCCGCGTCCGTGTAGCGGGAGAATTCCCAAAGGCGGAGGCAGACGTATTTATTCCGATTTCTCTCGTCGAAAAGTCCATAATGACGGAGTTTTCTCCCCGAAAAACCCCGAATACTATACGGATTGGGTGCGACGTTGCTCGTTTTGGCGACGATAAGACGATAATCGGCTCGAAAGTAGACGAAAAAGCGACACTCGATAAGAAACGCCACGGACAGGACACAATGAAGACAGCAGACGACATTGTGTTACTGTACTACGACTTACTAAAAAGATACCCCGGCTACAAAGACTACATCACGGTCTGCGTGGACGACGGAGGCGTGGGCGGCGGCGTGGTAGACCGCTTACGACAAATCAAGAGAAACAACCCGGATAGGCTCGACCAAATGAATATCGTGCCTGTAAAATTCGGTCAGCGCATAAAACACAAATACTACCACGACAGTACAACATTTATGATGGCGACGGTTAAGAAACTGTTATCCCCTCACGACGAAGAAACGGGAGAGGAAAAGCCCGTCGAACTCATACTACCTAACGACGACGATTTGATAGCGCAACTTTCGGGAAGAAAATACCACCTCACCGAGAACGCGAAAATCAAAGTCGAGAGCAAGGACGATATGAAGAAACGCGAGTTACCGTCCCCGGACGAAGCGGACTGCGTTTTGCTTTTGTGCGTCCCTGTAAAACAACCTAAACGGAAAGGAGAAACAAAGAAATGAAGCGACTACTATCAGTTTTGGTAGCCTTTGCCCTGCTTTTGGCGATTTCAGCGTGTTCCGCGCCTACGGAGGGGAATTATACCTCTGACCCCGAAAGTACGCTCACGGGCGTTTCAGCGACCGCAGAGCCTACGGAGGAGATTGTGGCGGAGGAATGGGTGAATGTTGACATCGGCGTAGACGAAGACGGATTTTACGGACTCGCAGGACCGGTGGAACTCACTTATTACGACGGGCAGTTGGTAAGCGTTTATGTAGACGACCCGGCGTTAATGTATTTCGCTGTTTCCTCGACTATGGGCGGAGGCGTTTATATTTTCAAAATGCCGGAGGGCAACGCTATTATAGACGAACTCACGACCGTAGCGGAGGAACTAAAAGAAGCGGGACACAGCGACCTCGCCGCAAAAGTGGACGCTATTATCGACTCCTTTACAACCGCCGGTCCCATAGAGGGCGCGAGTACATAAGGAGGAAAAGAAAATGGCGAAGAAACGACCGGGTATTGCCGCTCACATAATCAAGGCGACAGACCCGAAACCAATCACAAAGTCAGACAAAAGCGAACAAATCGACGCGAGAGAGGAGTTTGCGGCCGCCGAATGGCTAACGCCTCCCCTCGATATGACAGGGCTTAAAGACCTCGTAACTCACTCGTCGATTTTACCCCAATGTGTCAGAGCCTACAAAAACAATATAGCGGGCTTTGGTATCGGTATCAGATACAAAGACGACGCAGAGGAAACCCCGGAAATGGCGGCAGAATTTGTCCGCGCAGAGGAACTCATCGAACTACTCACCTTTGAGCAGGACACAAAAGAGGTGTTCGAGGACCTTGTAGAGGCCCGCGAAACCTACGGTATCGCCTATTTGGAGGTTATAAGAAACATCGCCGGAGAGGTAGTGCAGATTGAATTTGTAAAGGACACTCCGACGGTCGAAAAGACCCGCCAATTAGAGCCGTATATCGACACGACATTCTTCTACAAGGGCGCAGAACAGACCCGAAAAAAGAAATTCAGAAAATACCGTCAGACCGTCAGCGGACAGACGGTTTATTTCAAAGAATTCGGCGACCCTCGTGTTATGGATAAGAGGAGCGGCGAATATGTGGCGGAGGGCGAAACCCTCGAACTCGACTACCAAGCAAACGAGATTTTAGAGTTTGCTATCGGCACAACGCCGTATGGCGAGGTGCGGTGGGTAGGTCAGATACTCGGCGTAGACGGCAGCCGCAAAGCGGAGAGCCTCAACAATAACTATTTCAGAAACGGCAGACATACGCCGCTGATGATTGTTGTCAAGGGCGGAACGCTCACAGACGAGTCGTTTACGAAACTCACGGAGTATATGAACGGTATCAAGGGAGAAGCCGGACAACACGCATTTATCGTCCTCGAAACCGAGGCGGTAGACAACAAAGCAGGATTTGAAGACGAGGGCAAAGCCGAAATCGAAATCAAGGACCTGGCCTCTATCCTGCAAAAGGACGAACTATTCCAAGAATACCTCGACAACAACCGCCGCAGGGTGCAGTCCTCTTTTCAGCTGCCCGACCTTTATGTGGGTTATACAACAGACTTTAACAGAGCGACAGCACAGACGGCGCAGGAGGTTACGGAAAAGCAAGTATTTCAGCCGGAGAGAAAGAGCCTTGCGTGGGCGATTAACAACCGCCTACTCAACGGGTACAATTTCAAGTATGTTGAGGCTTATTTCAAAGAGCCGGACATCAGCAACCCGGACGATATTGCAAAGATATTGAATATCGTAGAGAGGGCCGGCGGACTTACACCTAACAAGGCAAAAGAGGTCGCCTACACTATCCTCGGCGATAATTTCGAGGAGTTTGAGGGCGAATGGGCGGACATTCCTCTCGCCTATGCCAAACTCTCGCAGACACCCAATATTCCCGACCTTACGGCGCAACTTGAAAAGCAGATAGCAAAGGCGGCCGCAGGACAGGACGACGCTGTGGTGGCTGTAATGAAAGAGGTCCGCTCCCTGCTCCTTAAAATGAGCAAGGGGGACGAATGATATGCACGACTGCAAAAGACTACTCGACGCTGTTGAGCGATACATAGCAAAAGCAGACGACGACCTCGAAGAAATCCTCGCAGAGGAGGGCTTTGCAGAGCCGGGATTGACGGTAGCAAGGGCCTCCCAAATAGAGGACGCTATAACGGAGGCTTTGGAACAGGAAACAGAATTGTTCATTACCTCCGCCGAAACCGCTTTTGACGTAGAGGAATTTGCCGAAAGAATATGGCCCGGAGTCAAACTCGACGACCAAACCGCTGAAAAGATAACGGAGATATTCAAAGAGCAACTCGGAGAATTCCTCCCGGAACTGATAGACCCATACCTCAAACAGACCGACGCAGGGCTTTCGGTATTGTCTGTCAGCAAAAAGACAACCGCGTGGATAGAGAGTTGGAGTGAAGAACTCGGCTCTATGATGAAACTCACCTCCCACACGCAGTTGGAGAACATACTCAAAACCAACCTCGACGCAGGAAACGGCATACAGGACTTTATAACGGACCTCCAAAACAGCGGAATACGCGAGGAGCGATACCGCGCCCGGACGACCGCTATAACGGAGAGCCTACGCGCCCACAGCGTGGCGCAGGAGGAGTCCATACAGCAATCCCCGGCGGTCGAGGAAAAGGAATGGGTACATACGGGGTCATTCAGAAACGACCCTCGCCCAAATCACCAAGCGATAAGCGGTCAAATCGTACCAAAAAACGAGCCGTTTGTGCTTACAGGAGAAGACGGCAGCACATATTATCCACAGTACCCGCGCGACCCTATCCTCCCGGCAGGAGAGAGTATCAACTGCCATTGTATACACAGAGGCATTGTTTCAGAGAAAGTCCTCGGACTATCCATCGCAGAGCGGAAACGCTTACAGGCGGAGGCGATAGCCGAAATGGACGACGCTTGGGAAAAGGAACTCGACGCGAAAAACAAGGCGAAAGCCGGGATTGAATAAATCCCCTTAACACCCGGAAAAGACGGCGCACAGCGTCGTTTTTTTATGTCGTCCTTTGGGGCGGCTTATAACCTTATCGCACACTTGAAAGGAGGTGAAAGAGAATGAACAATGTGCAAAAGGCAATCGCAATTACCGACGCGAAAATATCGTTTGTGTCCCTTGTGGATAAGGCCGCTAATAAAAAGCAGTTTCTTATCACCAAAGCGGAGGACGGACAGGCGCAATTCCAAACACACGGCCGTATCGTAAAGACCGACACCGACCGTCATTTTGTTACGGGAATTGTATATGAGCCAATGACCGAGGACGCTCACGGTAACTTTATGACCGAGGAAGAAATCACCAAAGCCGCCTATTGGTTTGCCAAGAACGGCGACGGCGTAGACCTCCAACACAGTTTTGAGGCGATAGAAAAATCGTCCGCAGGAGTGGTGGAGAGTTGGGTCGCAAAGGCTGATTTTGAGTGCGGCGGAGAAACCGTGAAAAAAGGCACTTGGCTTATGACAGTCGAAGTAACCGATGATGAGATTTGGGACGCTGTTCAGAAAGGCGAAATCACAGGCTTTTCTATGGGCGGCGTTGGAAAATATGACACGGAGGAAACGGATTTGGATAACGTTGAAAAGACCGTCGGTAACGACACACAGACGCAGGAACACAGAGGCATTTTGAAGAAACTCGCCGCTATTTTTGGGTTTGATGTTGTCGAAAAGGGAGCGATGAAAGACGAATACGAAGCAAGGGCGAAAGCCTCGAACTTTTGGAACGCCTTTTATACTCTCGAAGACTTGCTGTACCGTTACAACTACTCGGAGGACCGTTGGAGTTTTGAGAGCGACGAAACCACTATCAGAGAGGCTTTGGCGGATTTCAATACGATTATTACGGAAATCCTTGCAGGAGGCGGTATCGCAAAATCCCTCGCCGTAGAAAAGGCGGGAAAGCAGTTGAGCGCGAAGAACAAAGACACGCTCACAAGTATTTACACCAACCTCGGCGAATTCCTCGCCGGAGTGGAAACAGAACAGGAGGAAATCGAAATGACAAAATCTGAAATCGAAAAGATTGTTGCAGACGCAGTCGCAAAGGCGGTAGCACCCGCTACTGGCCCCGCAGACGCTCCTGCAGCAGTCGAAACCCCTGCGGTAGAAACCCCTGCCGCTCCCGAAATCACAGAGGAGAGCGTACAGAAAATGGTTGAGGCCGCAATCGCAAAGGCTCTTGCTCCTAACGCGGAGGAAAAGCCTCTTTCCCTCGACGATGTGAATGACATCGTTGAAAAGGCAGTAGCAAAGGCTATTGCACCCATTATGAAGTCCCGCGCACTCCCTACCGCAATCGGTGAGGGCGACGCAGACAACATCACCAAAGGCGAGTCCCATTACCTCGCCGGAATTCTTTAATTAACAGGAGGAAATAACAATGGATAACAGACAGATTGTAAAAGACACCCTCACTACTGCGGGTGTAACAAGCGGCCTGCTCAACCCCGAACAGTCCCGCCGCTTTATTCAGCAGACTTTCGAGGCTACTCCTTTGCAGGGCCTCATTCGCCACGAAATGCGCAGAGCGCGTACAGGCGAAATCGACAAAATCGGTATCGCTTCTCGTATTCTTCGTAAGAAGACCGAGAACAACGACGACGGCTACCGCGCAAAGCCTAACTTTGCGTCCGTCCCTTATGCGTGTACTCCCGTAAGACTTCCTTGGGAAATCACCGAGGAAACTCTCCGCGAGAACATTGAGGGACAGAGCCTCGAAACCACTATCACCAACCTTATGACCGCGCAGCTCGGTGTTGATATGGAGGACCTTTACCTCAACGGCGACACCGAAATCGGTGCTGACGACCCCGACCACGACTTCCTTTATGTGAACGACGGTTGGTTGAAGCAGATTAAGGCCGGCGGCCACGTTTACGACGCAGCTGCAAAGAACGCGGGTGCTATGACCCTCGATACTTTCTACGGTTGCCTTTCTGCAATTCCTAACAAGTACAACAACGGCAAACTCCGTTGGTTGATGAGTCCTCGCAGAGCGCAGGAGTGGGAATTGTTCTTAATGAACAAGGTTATCGACGCGGGCGGTGCTGTGCCGGAGGGTGTTTACAACGCTCCTGCTCGTATTCCTACCGTGGAAGTACCCGCTATGCCTGACGACTGCGTAATTCTCGCAGACCCTAAAAACCTTATCGGTGTAAACTCTTACAACGTGGTTATCAGAAAGACCACCGAGGGCGAAAAGGCAATTATGATGGATAAGCGTTTCTATGTCGTTCACCTCGACGTTGACGCTATCATCGAGGAAATCGACGCAACCGGCATTATTACCGGCTTGAAGTAATAAGGAGGAGCGACTATGTACCGTGTAAAACTCATTAAAGGCCGCTCTTACACGGGCGCAATCCGCGCCACGCAGGAACAGCCTTTCGTAGATGTTGAAGACAAGGCTATCGCCGAGGCAGCCGTAGCAACGGGTTATTTTGAACTCGTTGAAGCGGAGGGCGACGACGATAACGGCTCTGCCGACATTTCCAAAATGACCGTACCGCAGTTGGAGCAGTACGCAAAGGACAATAACATTGACCTCGGCGGTGCTACCAAGAAAGCGGACATCATCAAGGCTATCGAAGCCGCACAGTCCGAGGGCGACGACGATAACGGCTCTGCCGATTTCGGCGAAGACGATGAGTAATGAAACGGAGGCGATATTATGGTGAAAAGACCGTGGGTAACCCCGCAGGAAGTCAAAGACTATACCGAATATCCCTCCGTTAAATCCCGTACAGACGCACGACTCGCCGTAGATATTGCGAGAGCGGAGCAATATGTTATAGCGTTTACAAACAATAAGTTTGAAGATGTTGAGGAGATACCGCAGGGCGTAAAAACCGCCGTTATTCTTGTAGCGGAGGCATACGCCTTTAACGCTTGTATCGCCGCAAGGGAAATGAAGTCGGAGCAATTCGACGACTACTCCTACACGGCCGCAGACACGACGGCAATCGACATTGACGCGCTTGACATCGCTCCTCTGCTCGAAGAATTTACGGTAGAGGCAACCCGGAACGGCATAACTCTGCGTATGCGGAAACTGTAAAGGAGGGACCGGCTATGAGCATAGAGGCGTTTTTCGACCATAAATGCGACATATACCACCTCGTAAAAGAGGAGAAAAGCCCCGGCTACAATCTCCCCTCCGCCCCCTCCTCTGCTACATACCCCCAAGAAGCGGACGAAAGTGGCGTAGAATGCCATTTTACAATCCGCGTAGGAAATAATACCTCTATGGTACAAAACGAGCCACACAACGATTTTTCGGCACGGACAAAGCTGAATATCCCGGTCGATACTGACATCAGAATAAACGACAAGGTCGTAGAACACGACACAGGGCTTTCGTACACCGTGGTAACGCCTCCCCGAAACATACGGGGACATCACAAAATCTGTTATGTGGAGCGGACGCAGGAGCAGAAACCGCTTTGAGTAAGTATGTAGAAGTAGACACCTCTGCGATGAGTGGATTTCTCGACAATCTCGAAAGAGCGGCGCGAGGAGGCTTTCGCAAGGAAATGGAACTGTTTTTAGAGGGGCTTGGCGTAGAGTTTTTGCGTTTGGTTGAGGACGAAATCATACGGCGCAAAGTGCTTGACACTCGCCTGTTGCTCGCAAGTTTCCATAAAGGGGACGGCAACAATGTATGGGACATTTCGGACGGAGGCCTCACGCTTGAAGTAGGCAGTTCACTTGAATACGCAGGATATGTCAACGACGGGCATTGGACGAACTCAAAGGGCGTTCAGAGGCGGTTTGTCCCCGGTTATTGGGAGGGCGACCGCTTTATTTATGACCCGTCGGCGGACGGAGGTATGGTATTAACGCAGAAATGGGTCGAGGGCAAACACTATTGGGACTCGGCCTTGCGAATACTCGAAAAGATATACCCCGAATTACTTGACAAAAAACTGCAGGAGTGGCTCGACAACTACTTTTAGCGAAGAAATGAGGTGTAACAATGCTTGAACAAGAAGTAGCAAGTATTATCAAATTCACCCTCGATAGCGCGGGACACCCCGCCCCGTACTATAACGAGGTTAAGGAGAATTTCGCCGTTCCGTCAATCTATTTTCCCTCCCCGGAGATAGACACGGGCGGCGAAACATTCTCCACGTATCGCCTTGGGTACAGTTGGTTTGTAAAGGTTTTCCACAAAACCACGGAGGACGCATACGCTATGGCGTTAAAAGTCCTACTCGCAATAAAGGGCGCGAGGAACTGCGTACCGCTTATTGCAACCGACGGCCAAAACACAGGCGAATTACTGCGTATCAAAGACCCGGCAATCAAGAAATTGGATAGCGGAGTTTACCAAATCGAATTTGGGTGGGACAGCCGCAGACCATACAACGACCCGGAATATTTGTTAGTGCAGGACTATCATATCAAAGGTTGGAGCGACGCGGAGGCTTACCTCGAAAAGGAAATCACCGAACAGACCGTACAGCAAGTACGGGACCTTTTGGGGGACACCGACGACAACGCGCAGCCTACAACATAAGGAGGAAATATCTCTATGGCAAAGGAAAAGATTGCGGTAGAAAATACCGAGGAAATCACCAAATATCCCATTGAGAAACTCCGTTATAACTGCTTTGCGTTGTTCGGTGTAACGACAAGCACTTTCGACGGAGCGACACTTGGGTACAACGGAGAATACTCCGTAGACGAAATCAAAAAGGCCATTGATAAATGGCAGAAAACAACCGTAAAAAAGGAGGCTAACTAACTATGGCAGGTGGAAAATTCGATAAACTTGCAGGAAAGGTCCGCCCCGGTACTTATGTGAACTTTGAAAGCACAAAGGTCGGGACGGTCGGCGTTGGCGAAAGAGGTATTGTGGTAATTCCTTTTATCGGCCACGCTTACGGCCCTGTTAAGCAATTCATCACCATTACAAACGCTGCACCCGACGCAGAGAGAGCGAAACTCGGTTACAGCGTTTATGACGACAACGACAATATGTTGCTCGTCAGAGAAGCAATGAAGAACGCCGCTACCGTGATTATTTACATCACCGCGAGCGGCACAAAGGCAGTCGGCAACGGCGGCGGTTTATCCGCAGAGGCGGTACACGGTGGCGTGAGAGGCAACGACCTCGCATTCAGCGTTGTATCTAACCCTGTGGGTGGCTTTGACGTAACCGTTACTCTCGGAGGTGCGATTATGAGTACCTATGAGGGTATCAACTCTGCCGACGAACTTGCGGGCGACGCATACATCAAGTTTACCGCAGCCGGAGAGAAAATCTCTGCTGTTGCGGGTGTAAACCTCGCAGGAGCAACGGCAACCGAAAGCGCAAACGCGGATGTTGCCGACTTCCTCGACGCTATCGAGGGTGTTAAGTTTAACGCTGTGGCTTTCCCTGTTGTGGACGAGGCTCTGTTGACTGCGTTCAAGAGCAAAATCAAGTATCTACGCGACAATGTTGGCAAGGGCGTAATCGGTGTAGCAACCGGCCTTGTTGCTGACTACGAGGGCATTATCAACGTAACGAACTCCGTTATCGTTGAGGGCCGCGAACTCACCAACGCACAGGCAACCGCTTGGGTAGCGGGTGCTACCGCCGGAGCGTCCTATGTTCAGTCTAACACCTACAAGGTGTACGACGGCGCAACGGGCATTGTAGGCGTGAAGACCCACGAACAGGCAGTCGCCGCTATCAAAAACGGCGAATTCTTCTTCTCTCTCTCCGAGGAGGGCAAGGTCGTAGCAGAGTACGACATCAACAGTCTTGTTACTGTTCCTGTCGGCAAAGACGACTCTTACAAGAAGAACAGAGTTATCCGCGTATTTGACACTTTCAACGAGAGTGTGCAGCTGAACTTCCCGCCTAACAAATATCCTAATAGCCCTGTGGGTTGGGATATTATGGAGGGCGTAGGCCGCTCTATTCTCAAAGAGTTTGAAAACGCAGGAGCAATCAAGAATGTTGACTACGAGGCAGATTTCTTGGTGGACCGTGAGGCTTCTGTTGGGGACCAGACATATTTCAATGTCGGCCTCGAAGCCGTAGACTCCGCCGAAAAACTGTACTTCACCGTAGCAACTCGATAAGGAGGAATAAGCGATGAAATACAACAAAAACCCTATTTCTTTGCGCGAGGGTAAAATGTTCATCGACGGCGTAGAGGTTATGGACGGCATTAAGGCCAACATCAAATTTACGCCCGATGTATGGACAGGCAGACAACTCGGCGAAAAGACTCCGAGCAGCAAGTATCTCGGTTATGCTATCACAGGTAGCATTACCCGTCGTCGCTCTACTTCTTGGCTGAAAGACGCTATCGCCAAGTACAGAAAGACCGGCGAAACTCCCGAATTCACCATTCAGGGCGTAATGGACGATACCACATCGGACTATTACAAGAAGAACGGCGCAGACACTTGCACTTGCGTTGGCTGTGTTCTCACGGGCGACCTCAACCTCATCGACCTCGACAGCGGCGGCGAAGTGGTTGACGACGTTATCAACTTCAACGCAAAGGACATCGTATAAACGCACACAAACACCGGCCCCTCTGTTGAAAAGCGGAGGGGCTAATTTATTTATTTTGAAAAGGAGTAACTACAATGGCTAAAGATTTGAAATATTTTATGCGTGAGCAGAAAGAGGAAATCATCACCGTTCCCGGTCCGGAGTCTTTCAAGGACGAAAACGGCAAAGTCATTGATTTTGAGGTACGCGTCCTCGATAACGCGACCATTACAAAAATCAACGACTCTTACAGAAAGCGCAGTATCGCCACCGACAAAAAGGGCAACCCCCTTATTTTCAACGGCGAGGTAGTGTGGAAGACCGAAAAGGACAGCGCGAGAGCAACCCGCCACATCATCGCGGAGGCTTTGGTTTACCCCAACCTCAAAGACGAGAAGTTGATGGAATACTACGGCTGCCACGACATTACCGAAATGCCTACAAAGGTATTCCCCAAGTCTGACGAATTCGCTCACGTTTCTCGCCTTGTATTCGCTGCTCTCGGTATTGGCTCATTCCCCGGCGCAGACGAAGACGAGGGCAACGCTGACTCCGAAATCGACGAAGCAAAAAACTAATATCCTGCAAGGGTACGGAGTCCTATTGGGCGCACTTGCTTTGGCAAAGACACAATCTGCGCCCGGAGGAATTCGAGGCTATGCCACAGCGTAAAAAGGTGTGGTTTATAGCCTCGGAAATCAAGGAGGCCGAAGACCCCTGCAGGAAGTATTAAGAAAGGAGGCGGAATAGAGTGGCTAATCTTACCGCGAAATTCAAACTCATTGATGAAATGAGTGCAAAACTCGACAAAATCGCACAGAGCGGTCGAAATGCCCTATCCCAATGGGAACAGGCGGGCAATGCCATAGACGGAGCATTCGACGGAGCGGTAACAAGTACCGTACACGCAGCGCAGTCTATTGGCGACTCCTCCGACTCCATTGAGGAACTGACCGAGGCTACGCAGAAAGCAACAACCGCCGCCGACAGACTCGCCGACGCTAACGAGGAAACAGAGTCGGCTCTCGAAGATGTTGCAAAGGACGCAGAAAAAGCGGCTGACGGTGTAGAAGACTTCGGCGACGAAAGCGAGGAGGCGGGACGGAAATCCGAGAAATTCGGCGACCAATCCCGCGAAGCGTTTGAGTCAATCGAAGAACTGCTCGTCGGCGCAGGAATTGTCAAGGGTCTTGAAGCAATCGGAGAAGCGTTTGTAGACTGTGTAAAGGACGCTATTGAGTTTGAGAGTGCTATTACGGGCGTTTATAAAACCGTTGACGGAACGCCGGAGCAACTCGCCGCAATATCTGACGAGGTAAAGGAAATGTCGCTACGACTACCCTCCACTACGACGGAGATAGCGGCAGTAGCAGAGGCGGCCGGACAGTTAGGCATTCAAACAGACTCTATCACGAGTTTTACGGAGGTTATGATAAACCTCGGTGAGGCTACAAACCTATCGTCTGATGAGGCGGCCTCGTCCCTTGCGAAATTCGCAAACATTACCAAAATGAGCGCGGACCAATACGAGAATTTAGGTTCGACGGTCGTTGCGCTCGGTAACAATTTCGCCACAACGGAGGCGGACATCGTCGCTATGTCAACGAGAATGGCCTCCGCAGGCTCACTCGCAGGACTTTCCGAGCCGGAAATCCTCGCCCTCGCGGCCGCTATTTCTTCCGTTGGTATCGAAGCAGACGCGGGCGGCTCGTCTATGTCTACGCTGTTGTCAAAATTGCAACTCGCAGTAGAAACAGGAAACGACCAACTCGAACAGTTTGCCTCGGTAGCAGGAATGACGGCGGACGAATTCTCGCAAAAGTGGGGAGAAAACGCCGTAGACGCTCTTTATGCGTTTATTGCGGGACTCAATGACACCGAGAGGAACGGCGCGTCAGCGACCGCTCTTTTGGACGAAATGGGTATCACAGAAATCCGACTCTCCAATGCGGTAAAAGCACTCGCGAGCAATCACGAGGGCCTCGCAGACGCTGTTGACCTTGCCAATAATGCTTGGGAACAGAATACAGCACTCGCAACGGAGGCAGAAACCCGATACTCCACCCTTGAAAGCAAACTTGCTATGACCGAGAACGCACAGACAAACCTCTCCACCGCTATTGGCGAGGTGTTCACCCCGACGGTCGAAATCGGAGCGGAGGCGGCGGCAAACCTTTTGAACGGACTTGCCGGCATAGCGAAAAACCACCCCGGAGTTGTAAAGGCGCTTGCTGTTGTAACGACGGGCGTAGCAGCCTATACTGCGGGGATTGTAGCATATGTTGCTGTGAAGAAAATCGCCACAATCGTACAGACGAATTTCAACAAAGCAGCACTCGCAAATCCGTATGTTCTTCTGGCAACAGGCATTATTGCCCTAACAACGGCTGTTGTTTTATTTTCCGACAGTATGACCGCCGCCGAAAAGGAAATGGCGAGTCTAACAGCAACTTCCCGAAAACAGGCGCAAGAACTCGAATCCCTAAAGGGCGAGTATGCCGAGGTTTGCGACCAGTATGGAGAAAATTCTTACGAGGCACAGGCTCTTGAATGGCAGATTGACGACCTTTCAGAAGCCTACGAGCGAAACAAGCAAACGACAGAGGAGTATAATGCGGAATTAGACTCTTACATCGAGGGTTTACGCACTTCGCGTGAGGAATACGAGGAAACCACAAGCAGCTTTGACAACGAGTATGAGAGTAGCATTGCCCTTATAGCAAAACTTCAAGAGTTAGGAAGTACATCGGAGCAGGCAGCTCGAAATCAAGCCCTTATTGTCCCGATTATCGACGAGTTAAATAGCCGATATGAGGGATTGGGACTAACATTCGACTCTTTAACCGGAAAATTTAACCTACCGTCAGACCAAATACAGCAAATTGCAAAGGAAGAAGCAGATCTCAATAAACGCACAGAGGACTGGGAACGGTATGTAAAAGTGCTTGGTGATTTACCAACAGCATACCAAAACCTTGAAGAAGCCAAAACAGAACTCGGTTTATTGACGGAAGCCTCAGATAAAGCGTCTGACGCAGTATCGGACTACAATTGGTCTTGGGAACACTTTATTTCGTCTTTTGGAGGCAGTTGGGACCAAAAAATGTGGGACCTCTGCAAAGCAGCAGACGATTTGAACGCAAAAGAGTCAGAGCAAAAGGAAAAAGTCAGCCAACTTCAAAGCGAGTATGACGCTCTTTTAGAAACCCAAAAGCAAATCGAGGAACAGTACGGTATTACCTCTTCCGAAGTTGAGGACCAGGGCAACGCATTTATTACTTGGCAGGACGCAGTCAACAACAGTATGTATGCAGTGCAAACAGAGGTTGAGGAACTATGCGCAGCCTATGACGAAGCATACATCGCCGCCCGCGACAGCATTGACGGTCAAATCGGCCTGTTCCAAGAAATGGTCGTAGAAGCCGAAACCTCGGTAGAGGAAATGAAAGGTGCTTGGGAGAGTCAAATTCAATACCTAACAACCTATGCCGATAACATCAAAAAGGCTATGGATTTCGGTCTTGATGATGAACTCATCAAGGAACTTTCAGACGGCAGCGAGGAAAGCGCGGCCTACCTCGATACTATCATCAGCAAGGTGGAGGAACTCGGCGGAACAACCGACGAAGCAAAGAAGTTTGTTTCTGAATTCAACGCAAAATTCCAAGAGGTTGAAACCGCAAAAGACGAATTTGCGGGGACCGTTGCCGATATGGAAACGGGATTTTCCGAGAAACTCACGCAAATGCAAACCGACCTCGATACTGCGATAGACGGTATGAATATGGAAACCGACGCGGCGGCAGCTGCAAAGGCGACTATGGACGCATACTTGCAGGAGATTATCGAGGGAGGCAATTCTGCGGTAAAGGCAGCAGAGAGTGCGGCGGCTCGTGTAGCGGCGGCTCTGAAAACGGGAACGCCTACAACCGCCGACGGAACAGCAACATACGTTCCGAAAGACTTTGTCGGACCGTTAGCACCCGGACAGCAATACTCACCGTATGCGAGCGGTACAGACTACGCCTCACAGGGTATTCACCTTGTAGGCGAACACGGCCCGGAACTTGTTGAGTTTGAGGGCGGTGAAACCGTATACCCGGCGGACGAAACCTCTCGTATTCTTTCCCGAATTGGCGACGCAAAATTCCATACCTCCCCGGAGGCAGGAGCAGCGGTCAAAGAGGAGCAGACAGGAAACAGAGAGGAAAAGCGCACTATCCGTCTTGAAATCAACGGCAGCGGCGCAATAGAGGTTGACAGCACAATGGACGAGGAAACTGTTGTAGACATTATCGGCAGACACCTCAAACCCGTCCTCGCGGGCATTGTAAAACAAGAAATTTTCGAGGAGGGCGATTTGGCTTATGACTTCTAATAACAAGTATCAAATGTGGCTCACATTCAACGGAGAGAAAGAGAAAATCAGACTCCCGGTGTTGCCCGAAAAATTCAAAATCACGATGGGAACGAAAGACCAAAGCGTAGACGTGGCGGGACTTGGAGAAATCCTCGTAGCCCAAAGCAGACCCGCGACGGAGTTTTCGTTCTCGTCGTTCTTCCCGGCGGCGGCTTTCCCCGGAATTGCGGTGTCTTATGTAACGAAGCCCAAAACGCTGAAAGACAAAATCACGGAATGGAAGAACTCGACGAAGCCCGTACACCTTATTGTTACGGGGCTTGACATCGACGTTTACTGCCGTATCACGAAATTTGTACCAAGCGAGGAGGGCGGCGACGTAGGCACTATAAAATATGACATTACGCTCAAAGAATTCAGAGAGCCGAAAGTCAGACAGGTCAAGGTCGAAGTGAAGACGCAGACGGCGACCGTGCAAAACACCCCCGCCCGGACAGACAACACGACGCAACCCACCACCTATACAGTCAAAAAGGGCGACTGCCTGTGGAATATCGCAAAGAAATTCCTCGGCAATGGTGCGTTATATATGCAGATTTACAATCTGAATAAAAACATCATCAAAAACCCGAATTTGATTTATGTAGGTCAAGTGTTGCGTATAAAGTAGGAGGTGCGCTATGGCAGGAATAAACCTCATTCTCATTAAAGGGACGCAGGGCTATGACATAAGCGACCTCGTTATGCAAGTAAAATGGGGCGGGAGGAAAGGGTCTTCCTCCCGCACTATTGATGTTACCCTACTCGACGACGACCAACAGGACAACGCGAGAGCCGGAGTCAACGTAGAAGACGGCAATCAATGTATTTTCAGTTGGAACGGCAAAGAGTTATTCAGAGGAATTTTGATGAAGCAGGGTCAAACGCAGAAAAAGCAGTTGACATTTAAGGCTTACGACAACGGAATTTACCTCGCAAACAACAAAGACACCTTTGTATACACGAACAAAACCGCAGATTTTATATTCAAAGACATCTGCAAGAGGTTTGGTTTGCCATATTCAGAGGCGGCGGCGTGTAGTTACAAGGTCCCGGAACTCACCAAACCAAAAACAACCGCTTTTGACGCGATTGCAGACGCTTTGAGCCAAGATTTCAATGCCACGGGTACACGACACTACATCGACTCGCAAAAAGGCTCTCTACGGCTTTTAACGCGACGAGAGAACATTATGCAATGGGTGTTGGAGGTTGGAAGTAATATTATTTCCTATAACAGCAGCGTTAGTATAGAAAAAGTAAAGACCCGTATCAAACTTTTGTCCGATGAGGGGACTGTGTTAGCCGAAAAGAAAGACGCGGCCCTCGAAAAGAAAATCGGTGTTATGCAGGACATCGACGAGCCGGACGAAACCCTCAACAGCGCACAGCTGCAGGAACTTGTGGCGAGTATGCTTGACGAGAGCAAAGCACCGACACGGTCTTTGAAGTTAGACACGCTCGGTATACCCGATGTTGTTTCGGGATTGGGGGTATTTGTTATTATCCCCGCTCTCGGTATCTCGAAGACATTTTATGTTGATGAAGATACGCACATATTCAAGGATAATTACCACAGAATGACAGTAACGCTGAATGAGGCGCGAGATTTGCAGAAGAAACCCGCCGCAGGAGGAAACGCTACAAGCGGAAAAACCGAAGGTAGTACGGTTTATTTCAACGGCGGAAATCATTATTTCACCTCCGGCTCGACATCGCCGACAGGCGGAACGCGAAAAGCGGGCAAAGCAAAACTCACGCTGATAGCAGAGGGAGCAAAACACCCCTACCACGTTGTGGGAGGCGCATACAACGACGTTGACGGCGACTGTAATGTTTACGGTTGGGTCAACGCCGACCAAATCAGTTAAAGGAGGGCTGAAAAATGACAAACGACCCCGGAGGACAAACGAGCCTCAAAGGATTGTTTCAAGGGCTTGTTCCCGACCCCTGCGGAATTCTGCAAGGGACCGTTATTTCCGCCTCGCCTTTGCAAATACAGGCTGTGAATGACGAAAAACTCATTCTCCCCGCTACGGTTTTGATTGTACCGAGGCACTTAACGAATTACTCCGCTACGGTGGATATTTCGGTAGGCAGAGGAACGCTGTCAAGCGTTACGGACAACAAAGGCACACACGAACACAGCGGAGGCGAACACGGCGGCCACGATAGCGGAAACGGCTCTCACGACCACAACGGCGGAGAGCATAGCCACGCCCTATCCACTTTCTCCATTTCGGGCGGCAGTATGACAGTATACAACGCCTTGAAATCGGGAGAAAAGGTACACCTCCTTTCGCTCAACAACGGCAAAAAATACTATGTTTTAGATAGGGTGGTGTAATTATGGCAGAGTCAGTATTCATTCCGTTACCCGTTAGCGAGGTAACAGAGGCACAGGAAAAACCGTCCCTCACCTACAAACTCGACCTCGACAAAGGACGAATAATGGGAATGGTGGACGGACTTGAAGCCGTAAATCAAGCGATACGAAAAGCGATTATAACCCCGCGCTTTAAGTGTCTGATTTACGATAACCAATACGGCAGCGAAATACAGGAGGCAATTATAGCGGAAGACGCTACGCCGGAGTATACAGAGGCCGTAATACCCGGCTTTGTGGAGGACGCGCTGAAACCCGATACACGAATTTTGAAAGTCTACGATTTTCAATTTGAGTTTATGTCGGACGGAGCGCACATCTTTTTCAGAGCCGATACCATTTTTGGGGAAACAGAATTCGAGGAGGTGATTTGATGTTTGAAGAAATTACATACGAGAAACTGTTGGAAGATGTTTTGGAGAACGCCCCTGCAGGGATAGACACCCGGCAAGGCAGTATTTTCTATGACGCAGTTTCGGGAGTGTTGTTGAAAATTGCAAAACTCTATACCGATATTGATACGATAGCGGAACTTGTTTCGTTAGACACGGCGACGGGAGAATATCTCGACCGCAAAGCAGGAGAACATATGGTAACCCGATTACCCGCGACGAGCTGTTGCTATTATTTCAGTTTTGAGGGAACTGCGCCGGACGTCGGCGAAAGATTTTACACCGACGGTCTTTATTTCGTTTTGAGAAAAAACGAGGACGGCGAATACTATCTCGAAGCAGAAACGGCAGGAACAGCCTCGAACACCGTTTACGCAGGAACGGCCGCAATACCTACGAGTAATATTCAAGGGCTTACGGCGGCGACATTTGGCGAGATTATGGAACTCGGCGCAGACGAAGAAAGCGACGACGACCTCCGCGAGAGGTTAAGAGAGAAAATTTCGGGACCGGCGGAAAACGGAAATAGGCAGAATTACCGCTCTTGGTGCGAGTCTATCGAGGGCGTAGGCAGAGCGCGTATTATTCCGCTTTGGAACGGGCCTAACACCGTAAAGGCAATTATCATTGACCCAAGCGGCACACCCGCCACACAAACAGTAGTAGAGCGCGTACAGAACTACATCGACCCCGATAACGACGGCGACGGAGAGGGCGACGGACTCGGAGAGGGCGTTGCAAACCTCGGCGCACACTTTACAGCAGTAGCCCCGGAGGAAAGAATTATCAATATTTCTTTCAATGCGGTTTTGGCGGCCGGAGCAACCGCTGACGAGGCGGAGGAACAGGCGCGAGCAGCCATTACCGACTACCTTTCGGGACTTACACTCAACACCCCGGACGGCGAAAGCGTGGTAGTGCGACTCTCTGCTATCGGTGCTATTATAAACGGTCTTTCCTCTATTCTCGACTACAACACGCTCGAACTTAACGACGCGACGGAGAACATCGAGCCGGGCGACAGCGCGGTAGCCGTGATTGGTGAGGTGATGTTGAATGTATTATAACAACGGATATGACAGCACCTACGAGGAACTCATTACCTTTTACCCTGCTTTTTACAGAGAGGTCAAAGAAATAAAGGCCATTCTTGAAGCGCAGGGAGAAATCACGGACGGCGTTATTGCGGATATAAACCGGGTTATCGAAAACTCGTTTATCGCTACAGCGGACGAAACGATGATAACAAGGCTTGAAAAATTCCTCGGACTTCCTACTGACACATCAAAATCCCTCGAAGACCGCAGACAGGCGGTAAGCGTCTGCTTTTACGGCTTTGGTAAACTGTCAGCGTCGAAGCTGAAAGAAACGCTCAAAGCGTTTTCGGGAGTGGACTGCGATATTAAATTCGCCCCGGCGGACGAAGCAGGAAACAACAGGCTCGACATCGCAATACCAAACCCGAAAAGGGATTTTGACCCACAGGTAGCCCTCGACCTTTTGGCGAAGCGACTCCCGGCGCACCTTTGGTACAAAGTAAACATCAGCAGAAACCACGACGGAACGATGTTTATTGGATTTGTTTTGCGTCTTACGAAGAAAGTGGAAATCGGGTGCAACCCGACTACATTTGACCCCGCGACATTCCTTGCAGACGAAGACGGAAACATTCTTGCCAACGAAGCCGGAGCGTGGCTATCAATCTAATACAAGGAGGAAACGCAATGAAATTAAACCTTACCACATTAGGCAAAGATATGGTTTTGCAATGTATGGAGGGCGGTTTCACAATGGTATTCTGCTCCATTGTAATAGGCAACGGCGACGACGCGGGCAGCGAAACATCGTCCGTATCAAACCCGTTGCTCGAAATCCCTATCAGCAACATTGAGAGAGAAAACGACTATGTTACACTAACGGGCGTTTTCAACAACAATAGTGTTGCAGACCGTTTCAGAGCCAAAGAAATCGGCGTATATGCTGAATACGAAGATTATAGCGGAGGAACAATCAGAACGCTATTCGCATACGGCTATGTACCCGACGATGAGGCGGACATTATTCCCGCCAACACAGACTATGTACTCGAAACCACGGAGCAAGTGCAAGTATTTGTCGGTGCTATCGAAAACCTCTCGGCAATCATCAACGACAGTATGGTAACGGTGTCAAAGGTAGAGTTTGACGCACACGCCAACAACACCAAAAACCCACACAGAGTTACAGCGGAGCAAATCGGACTCGGAAATGTACCGAATGCCGCGCCGGGAGATATGACGGTAGAATATGAAACCTCGGAGGAGGTTACGCCGCTCACATCGGGCGAAAACTTCCGCTCCGCACTCGGCAAAATCGCGTCTGCGGTTTTGAGTTTCATATCTCACCTCAAAGCCTCAAACCCGCATAATGTAACGGCCGCACAGGTGGGTGCAGCCAAAAGCACCCACTACCACAACGCGTCGCAGATAAACGCGGGTACATTGTCGCCCGCCCGTGGAGGAACAGGAACGACCTCTCTCGCAAATCTCCGCACCCTGCTCGAAATGGAGGGCGCGGCGGGTATTGTAACCGGGTCTTACACAGGCAAAGGAACATACGGGTCAAGCAACAAAACCTCACTTACCTTTGCCTCCGCCCCGAAACTCCTCGTAGTTATGCCTGTATCGAATACGAGCCACGCAGACTACGGCGGATTTGTTGTTTTGAACGGCGTACAGGCCCTCCGCGCGGGCGGCCTTTCCGACGACGTATCGAACTCGGAAAGTCAGCTGCAGTTTACTTGGGGCAAAACGGTGTCTTGGTACAACACAAGCAATTCGTATTTCCAACAGAATGCGTCGGGTTGGACCTACACATATTTTGCAATTCTATAAGGAGGTATGAACTATGGCTATTGAAAAAATTACAGAACAGCCGAAATCGTCAAATGTTGTCGAGAGTGCGTCTGTATTGGTAACGCAGCCGGAGGAGGTAAACGGACAAACTACCGAGGTAGTACGCAGAGCCTCTATTTTGGCTATGGTTGCCGCGTTAAGAGCCGCAGGAATCAACGAGGGCTACGCCACGGACGCGGCTATCAGAGATATGTACCCGGACCTCGTAAAGAGCGTAGAGCCTACGGAAACGGGAATTTTGGTTACATACTTTGACGACTCCACACAGGAAATCCCTATTGAAAGCGGCGGACTCGCTTTTGATGAGGTAACATACGACACCGATACGGGCTATTTACACATTTCTCTCAACGGAGAGGACGTGGTAGACCCCTGCTATATCGGAGGCGGCGGAGGTGGCGGAGGCTCGGCAAGTGCCACCTACATCATTACCTTGCAAAACCTTTTGGATAGCAGAACTTTCACAGTCCCGGAGGGACAGGCGGTTAATGTTCGTTTCAATTATTCCTCTGTTGACGGCGACGGAGAAGACGACGGCCCCGGCATTGGAACGATTTACATTGGCGGCGTGAGAGCAGGAACGGTCAACATCGTACAGGGCGAAAACACGCTCGATGTTGCAAAATACCTTGTGGCGGGTGCAAACACCGTTAAAATCAAGGTGGAAAACTCCGAGGGCGTAAGCAAATCCATTGTTTACAACATCACCTCGGTAGCGTTGAGTATGAAAACCACGTTGAGCGAATTTTCAATCAATAGTGGCGAGGTAATTTTCTACTACACGCCCACAGGTACAGGCACAAAGACCGTGCATTTCATTATGGACGGCGTCGAAATCGGCACAGCGGAGGTCGTAAGCACAGGCAGAAGTCAGCGATTTACAATCCCCGCACAGGCTCACGGCGGACACGTTTTCGAGTCGTACTGCGATATGACAGTCGGAGAAACGACCCTCACAAGTAACGTGATTAAACTCGGTATGATTTGGACGGAGAGCGGGAACGCAGATATTTCTATCGCGTCCACCTTTGCCGTAGCAGCTGCAAAGCAGGGCGAAAACCTTGCTATCAATTACATCGTTCACAACCCAGCGTCTGAAACGACTACGGTTGTGCATAAGGTGCTTAACCCGGACGGCACAGAATACTCTGCAAACACCCTCACGGGCGTAGACAGAACAGCGCAGACGTGGAATGTGCAGGACTACCCGACAGGAAGTGTCAAATTCCGTATCGAGGCAGGAACGGCGTACAAAGAGTTTACCGTTGCTGTTGAGAGCAGCGGAGTCGTAATCGAAAGCATTACGGACGGCCTTGTGTTCAACTTCACAGCCGCCGGCCGCAGTAACCTCGAAGAAAACCCCGCCCATTGGGAAACCGAAGACGGGAACGTGGTGGCAACCTTTGACGGCGTAGGATTTGCAGGGTCGGACGGTTGGCTCACATCTGCCGACGGTAGCCCGATGTTGCGACTACTCCCCGGAGGAGAAGTTACAATCCCATTTGCTTTATTCCAAACCGACCGCAGAGAGAACGGCGTAACGGTAGAGGTAGAAATGGCGACTCACAATGTACGCGACTACGACAGCGTCGTTATGTCGTGCTTGTCGGGTGGCCGAGGCTTCAAAATCGCCTCGCAGTACGCGCAGATTTCCTCGGAGCAGAGCCAACTCTCTATGCAGTTTAAGGAAGATGAGCGCGTGAGAGTATCTTTTGTTGTTGAGCCGCAGAGTCTTAATCGTCTTATCTATGTTTATGTAGACGGCATTATGTGCGGTGCAATTCAATACCCCGCTGACGACAACTTTCAGCAAAACCCGGCCGTGGGTATTACCCTCGGCGCAGAGTCTTCGGGTATCGACCTTTTCCGCGTAATGCTTTACGACAGAGGTTTGACGAGAAGCGAATTGCTCTCAAACTACATCGCAGACAGACCTACTCTTGCAGACAGACTGAACGCGCACGAAAGAAACAATATTCTGAATGTTTCGGAGGAAATCGTTATCGAAAAACTCCCTGCAACACTCCCGTATATGATTATTTCGTGCGACAGTTTGCCTCAATTCAAGGGCAATAAACTGACTTGCGATATTGTATATGTCAACCCGGCAGACCCAAGCCGCAGCTTTGTAGCATACGGCGTACAAATCGACGTACAGGGTACATCTTCGGCGGGCTACAAGAAAAAGAACTTCAAAATCAAATTCAAGAACGGTCTTACCTATACAGCGTCGAACACCGAGGCGGAGGCGTACCAACTCGCTCCTACCTCAATTCCGACAGACACATTCACGATGAAAGCCGATGTCGCGTCAAGCGAAAGCGCGAACAACGTGGAACTCGTCAAGCTGTTCAACGATACCGTACCTTACACCCTGCCTCCGCAGGAGGAGGACGCTCGCGTCCGTTGGGGTATCGACGGTTATCCTTGTGTTATCTTTTGGAACAACACAGCAGAGGCTACCACGCTGTTTTGGGGCAAATACAACTTTAACAACGACAAAGGAACGGCCGAAGTATTCGGCCTTACGGAGGGCTGTGAGAGTTGGGAAATTTGCAACAATACGAGCGACCGCGTAATCTTCAAAAAGAGCGACTACTCCGACGACAGTTGGAAAAGCGACTTTGAAGCCCGTTACCCGGAGGACAACACAGACTATACCAACCTCAAACGCCTTACCGATTGGATTGTTTCAACCGACAGAGGCGCAGCGACAGGACAGGTCCTCTCGCCGTCTGTTACTATCGGAGATACGATTTACAGGACAGACGACGCGGCGTACCGCCTCGCAAAATTCAAAGCAGAATTTGAGCAGTATTTCGTCAAGACTCCTACGCTGTACTACTATCTGTTTACGGAAGTATTCATTATGGGCGACAGCAGAGCCAAAAACGCATTCCCGACCACCTACGACGGCACTCATTGGCTATTCCTACCCTACGATATGGATACCGCTATTGGTATCAATAACGAGGGTAAATTGGTGTTTGAGTATGACCTCGAAGACACCGACACAGTCAACGGAGCGGACGTATACAACGGTCAAGGCAGCGTACTTTGGTGCAATGTTAGGGACGCTTTTGGTGATGAAATCAAAGAGATTTACCACACATTAAGAAGCGGGACCGTATTCAACTACGACACCATTTTACAGCGTTTCCTCACACACCAGTCTGCGTGGCCGGAGGCGGTTTGGAACGAAGACGCTTATGCAAAATACCTTGAGCCTCTGCTCTCGGATAACGACAGCAGTTACCTCGGAATGTTGCAGGGCAACAAAGAAAGCCAAAGAGCGTGGTGGTTGTTTAACGGTTTCAGATACCGCGACAGTAAGTATCAGACGGGCGACGCGCAAAGCAAATTTATCACCCTGCGCTGTTACAATGTAGGTAATATCACCGTGAAGCCTTATAGCCACATTTGGCCCCGCATTAAGTACGGCTCATACACCGTTACGGAACGCGGAAAGCGTAACCAAGAAACAACCCTCATTTGTCCTCTCGACAATATGAACGACACCGAGGTATATATCTACTCGGCGGACAGACTTTCCGAAATCGGAGATTTGAGCGGACTCCAAGTAGGTTACGCCGACTTCTCAATGGCTACAAAGCTGCAAAAACTGAAAATCGGCGACGGAGCGGACGACTACGAGAACACCCGTATGGAGGAACTCTATGTAGGCAATAACGAACTGCTCTCCGAGGTAGATGTCAGAAAGTGCGTAGCACTTACACAGACGATTGACCTTTCGGGCTGTTCGGGTATCGAGGTTATCAGAGCCGGAGGCAGCGCAATCCCGTCAGTTACTCTCCCTGTTGGTGGTAAACTGAAAACAATGGAACTCCCGGCAACGATTACAAACCTTACAATCCGCAATCAGCAGGAACTCGAAACCCTTACTATCGAGGGCTGCACTAATGTTTCCACATTGAGAGTGGAAAACACGCCGAATGTTCCTATTGAGCAAATTATCACCCAAAGCACCGCACTTGACCGTGTTCGCCTTATTGGCGTAGAGTGGATGGCGACGGACGAAGCCTCGCTCGCCGCTATTATCACGAAGTTAGAGAATTGCGGTGGTATGGACGCAGCCGGAGGAAACACGGCAAAGGCTGTTGTTACAGGCCGCCTTTATGTACCGTCTATTTCGGGCGATTTGATGAGCCGTATTTTTACGGCGTTCCCGGAACTCGCGGTAATCGTAAACGGCACAGCAAACTATCTTGTCCGTTACCTCAACTACGACAATTCTATCCTTTACAACCTCGTTGTATCGGACGGAGGCGACGCAATCAATCCTGTGGAAACGGGAGCAATCGAAACACCCGCAAAGCCGGCCACGGAGGATATTCAGTATACATTCCTTTCGTTTGGTACTTTGCCTACAAACATTCACGCGAATACAAGCGTTACAGCGCAGTATGTTGAAAACTACGCCGTCAGATTTTACGGCGCAGAGGAAACTCTGTTGCATACCGAATTTGTACGCAAGGGACAGGACGCTACCGAGCCTATCGGAGCGGGCATTATCGAAACCCCGGAGAAAGAAACCACACCGCAGTATACCTATGCGTATGCGGGTTGGGACTCCTCGCTCGAAAACATCACAGAGCCTCGTAGCATAAACGCTGTATTCGACGCTACATTGAGGTCTTACACCGTCCGCTTTATGAACGGCGCAGACCTTATCTTCTCGCAGATTGTTGACTACGGCGGAAACGCAATCTACGCGGGCGACTTCCCGACGAAAGAGTCCACAGCGCAGTATCACTATACATTTAGCGGTTGGACTCGCACCGAGGGCGGAGAGGCTGACGAAAATGCTCTGCTGAACATCACAGGCGACACCAATATTTACGCAGCTTATACCGCTACTTTGAGAGTGTATTACGAGGTTAAATTCTTCAACGGCACAACGCTCTTGCAGACCGTTAATGTTGAAGCAGGAGGCGACGCAGAATACACAGGCGGTAGCACTCCGAGCAAGGCTCAAACGGCGCAGTACACCTACACCTTTGCAGGGTGGGCCGCAGCTGACGGCGGAGAGGCTGACCCGGAAATCCTCGAAAACATTTCGGGAAACAAGAATGTATACGCTGCTTACAATGCGACCGTCAGAAAGTATACTGTACGCTTCTTGAACGGCACAACCGTCCTGCAGACGATTTCCAATGTTCCTTACGGCTCAAACGCTACCTACACGGGAGCAACGCCGGAGAGCGAAGTGGAGGACGAAGAATTCAGCGGTTGGTCCCCGACTCCGAGCAACATTACGGGCGATACAGACTGTTATGCACAGTTTATCAACCCGAATGCGCTTGACAGTAAGACTTGGGCTGAAATCGCAGAAATCTCCGCCGCAGGAACAGGAGCGAACTACTTCTCTGTCGGCGACTGCAAGGCAGTTGAACTTAACGGAACAGTCGGAACTCTCGCGCTGTCTGCCGAAACTTACTATGTGTATATTCTCGGCTTTAATCATAACAGCGAAATCGAGGGCAACGGTATTTCGTTCGGTACATTCAAAACCGCAAAATCAAAGGGCAAAGACATCTGTTTGGTTGATAGCGGTTATGGTAGTAACTTTACCGACGGCACAAAGTATTTCAATATGAACCACAGCGGCAACACGAACTCCGGCGGTTGGCAAGGTTGCGATATGCGTTATGATATTCTCGGCTCTGTCGATGTAAACGACGCACAGTACGCAAGTGAAACCACAGCGACCGACCCTGTTGCGAATACGCTTATGGCGGCACTCCCGGCGGACCTCCGCGCGGTTATGAAGCCTATCACGAAGTATACAAACAACACGGGCGGCAGCGGAGATACCGAGGTCAAGGTACAGACCACTACGGACTACTTACCGTTGCTCGCAGAGTTTGAAATCTTCGGAGCGCGCACCTACGCAAACTCCTATGAGCAGAACTATCAGAAGCAGTACGCATACTACGCCGCAGGAAACAGCAAGGTCAAGTATCGCCATTCTGCGAATGGTTCGGCAGCGCGTTGGTGGGAGCGGTCTGCTTACTACAACGACAGCAGCAACTTCTGCATTGTCTACACGAACGGCCTCGCCCACTACACCGGCGCTCACTACTCCTATGGCGTGGCCCCGGCTTTCAAAGTCTAATCGCACTATCACATTATCCGCCCTCAAACGAGGGCGGATAAAACCCTCGAAAGGAGAATTTTATGTCTGTATTGAAATCAAGGAGAGCAGAAAGCAAAGCGGAATATCTGAACACAGCATTCGAGATTTGTGCAGAAACAATGGCTTTCCTCAAACACCTGTCTACAAGATACTCCCGCCTCTTGGCGGCGGACACAATGCACCTCGCAACACAGGTCCTCACGGAATGCGAAAAAGCGAACAGCATATATCCGTCGGACGACGCGAGAAAAGCCCTGCGAAAAACGCACCTCCTCGAAGCGCGAGCCTCGCTATTGTCGCTTGATGTTATGCTCACCCTTTGTTATCAATCTATGATGAAAAACCCGGAGGGGGCATTTGCGACGGCGAGCGGAAAGACGGTAGACGCAGGAGAAGCGGTAAAGAAGTTGGATAGAATGTCGCAGTCCCTCGGAGAACTGATTGACAAGGAAAACAACCTCATTACCAAAGTTATAAAAAGCGACAAGGCGAGATAATCGCCACGTGGGTACATTTCTGTAAAACTTGTTTGTTCGACAGCGAATTGGTGGGAGCGGTCTGCTAACTACAACAACAGCAACAACTTCTGCAATGTCAACACGAACGGCAACGCCAACAACAACAACGCTAACAACTCCAATGGCGTGGCCCCGGATTTCACAAAACCACTTTGTGGGATAGGTCGATAAAAGTAGTCGCAAGATGAAAGGGACCTTTGTGAAAGGAGAAATGTTTCCCGTCGGGTAAAACCGCAAAACTGTCCTTTTGATGTGCTTACACGGACGCTTCTTGCATTGCGGGAGGATATAGTGCTAAATTCCGTTTAATGTGTCAGCACAAAGTAGTTTAGGCGCACTCTATATCACAACTATACGAAAGGCGAATAAATTTTTATGAACAGCAAAGAACGACACGAAGCCCGCTACCAACGAAGAAAGGCGGCGCGGCTCGAAAAGAAACTCGCAAGAGTAGAAGCAATCGGAGGAATTGAAACGGCTCTTTCTTACCACGAACTTTTCAAGGCAGGAAAGAAATGGTGCAACGGCGTGAGGTGGAAAAACAGTACGCAGAGGTTTGAAATGCACTTGTTTTCGGGAACGGCGGTAAGGTACGCGCAGATTATGAGCGGTAATTGGAAACCCGCCCCGTATGTGCATTTTACGCTTTCGGAAAGAGGCAAGGTACGGCCCATAGACGCACCGAGAATACAGGATAGACAAGTACACAAAGCGTACACGCGGAATGTGCTGTTACCCCTGTATTTGCCCGATATGATTTGGAACAACGGAGCAAGTTTAGAGGGAAAGGGCTTTGATTTCTCGCAGAGAATGTTAAAAGAGGACCTCCGCGCACACTTCCGCCGATACGGAAAGCAGGGACACATTATTCTGCTCGACTTTTCAAAGTATTTTCCGACAGCCCCTCACAGAGAACTATACAGGCGACACAGGAGGCTCATTCTCGACGAGAGGTTGAGAAACTTCGGCGACGCTATCGTAGCCTCGGTAAAGGGCGACACGGGAATGCCGCTCGGCGTAGAGCCAAGTCAAGCGGAAATGATTGCCCTGCCGTCCCCGATTGACAACTACATCAAGTGTCAGATGTCTATAAAGAGAGCCGGACACTATATGGACGACTATTATATTCTTGTTCCTCCCGGCGACGACCCGAAAGAAATACTCTCGACGGTCATAGAAAAGGCGCAGACTATGGGTTTGCGTATCAACAGGAGCAAGTCACGGATAAAGCCTCTCACGAAACCGTTTAGATATTGCAAAGCAAAATATATCATCACGGACACCGGGCGCGTTATAGTTAGCGGTAACCGGGACGGTGTAAAGAGAGCAAGACGCAAAATCAAAGCATTCAAGGAGAAAATAGAAACCCGCAAAATGACATACGAGGACCTTTGGACCTCGGTAAATGGCATACTCGCCTATTTCGGTAAATACGACAATCACCGTCGCGTACTGAAATTGAGGCGATTATTTTTTGCCGTTTTCGGATTTTCCCCGGAGCGTATAGAAAATTTCAGATATAGGGAGTTGATTGCAAATGGAGTATGTAGCACATAGGCGATTTAAGGCAAAAGCGATATGCGGTAATGTAAATATCCCCGCCCTTACGGTTTGCACCGAGAGAGGCGGGGTTATTTATTACGACGGTAAACCTCTTTGTACGGTTAATAGCGATAACGCCTACAAACATTTCGCCCGAAACGACGACGGCAGGGGCCTTGAAAGAGGACGGCTGACACGGGCCATTACAAACACCCTCGAAAAAAGGGACGACCAATACCAAGAGCGTTGGGACAAAGTGTGGGACGACCCTGCGTGCAGACAATTCAAAAGGCGCACCAATGACGATTTTTGGCTTTGGAATTTCGCTTTTTTCAATGCTGAAATTTTCTCCCTCGAACATATTGCGGAACTCGTTGGGTGCAGATAAAGGAGGATTTTTTATGTTCAAGGTTACTCAATCAGATACCCCGGCGGACTACGCTGTGGACGCTTGTTTCGTGCGCCTTGCCAACAACGGGTGCTATGTTCCCTGTGAACAGAGCGACGCGGACGGTGTGTGCGTAAAGAAACACATCACACGAGAAGTAGTGCGAGAGGCGGAGGACGGAACGGAAATCACAGAAACCGTCAGCGGTTTCGAGGACACCGTTTACCGCTTTGGCGACAACCTCAACAATACCGAGCCTGTCGGCAGTATCGAAGAACACAGCGACGATGAACTCTTTGCCGAAAACAAAGACAACGCGGAGGAAACCGAGAAACTCAAAACGGCTCTGTCAATTCTTTCTCCCAAGAGGCTGAAAGAGAGATACCCGGTTTTTGAAGCGGGACAGAACTACGGTGTAGGCACATTGCTTATGTACGGAGGCAGTTTGTTCACGGTGTTACAGGCGCACACCTCGCAGGAGGACTGGACTCCGACAGCTGCTCCAAGCCTTTTTGCACAGGTGTTGTCGAGTCAAATTACAGGCGACATTCAAGAGTGGGTACAGCCCGAAAGCACCAACCCGTATATGACGGGCGATAAGGTGATTTTCAACGGCATTACCTACGAGAGCGTTATCGACAATAACGTATGGTCGCCCGCAGATTACCCGGCCGGTTGGATTGTTTCAAATTAACCGCGCAAAGGAGGCACTATGACACAGTTAGAGATTATAGACCACCTTTGCTCGGTTGTAGAAAAGCAATCCCAAATTATACGAGAACAGGCCACATTCATCGAGGAGCAGCTCACCGTCGATGAAGCGATAAAGGAGGGCTTTGCAAAGCAAAGGGAGGTCGTAGACGATGAGTTGGACCTCGTAGAAGTCGGGTTAAGGCCTTTCCACAACACGGCGGAAAGGAGGTAAACCCGTTGGAAACAGTTGACATCATAATCAAAATCGCCGCTCTAATAGGTGCTGTTGGAGGCATTTGGGCGGTGGTTTACGCAATTATCAAGTGGTTTCAGAAGCAGGAGAAGCAATCCGCGGACATCGCCGCTCTGAAAGAATTGCATAAAAAAGACATCGAGGCAACGCAAAAAAAAGAGTCGGAAGACCTAAAAGCGATAAACGACGAACTGTGCGTATTGAGTTACGCTATGCTCGCCGCCCTCGACGGCTTGAAGCAACAGGGCTGTAACGGAGAGGTTACAAAGGCGCACGACCGTTTGGAAAAGCACCTAAACCAAAAAGCACACGACCAATTTTAGGAAAGGAGGCGGTTGCCTTGAAAAAGGACGACTCACAAAAGAGGCGTATCGGAATTATGGATATTATTCTCATATTTATCGCAATAACGCTAATCGCTTTTACGGTGGTTATGATACGCACCTTTTGGCTTTACGGGGCAATCCCGGACACGCTTTGCCAATGCGTTTTTGCCGTACTCGGAACGGAGTGCGGGGCTATGGCGTGGATAAAAACCACGAAAGAACGCTACAAGGAACGCAAATGGCAAAAACAAGATGAAGCCGAAGCAAAAGCGGAGGCGGAAAAACTCTCCCAAGCGGAGAGAGAAAGTGAGGACAACCTATGATGAAAAGTACAGAATTTGTTGCAAAGTTAAAAGACATCGCAACAAAGCACAAAACGCTGTATGTTATGGGGTGCTTCGGCGCACCTATGATTACAACCCCTTATGACAATATCACCCGCTACACCACAAACCACGACTACAACACGGACGCGGACCGTGTGGCGATGATTAAAGCAGCTGCAAACAAAACCCCTGCGGTATTTGGTTTTGACTGCGTATGCCTTATCAAGGGCGTACTTTGGGGGTGGGACGGCAACGCCAAAGCAAGGTACGGCGGAGCGGACTACGCCATTAACGGCGTACCCGACATCGGCGCAGACAGTATGATTACAAAGTGTTCCAATATTTCGACCGACTTTTCAAACATCGTTCCCGGAGAGGCGGTATGGATGAAAGGACACATCGGCGTTTACATCGGGGACGGCCTCGCTGTTGAATGTACGCCGAAATGGGATAACTGCGTACAGATTACCGCGTGTAACTGTACCAAGAGCGGCTACAACCGCCGTAATTGGACGAAGCACGGAAAACTCCCTTATATCGAGTATGTTAAGGAGGAAAAACCCGCTACGGTAACCGGGTATGCAAGTACAGGCACGGCCGCAGACGAAAAGACCATTTGGGACTACCTTATGAAGAAAATCGGAAACGCCTTTGGCGTAGCCGGACTTATGGGAAATCTTTATGCGGAGTCGGCTCTGAAATCCAACAACCTCCAACAGACCTACGAAAAAAGTTTGGGCTACACCGACACCTCCTACACGGCGGCGGTCGATAACGGCTCTTACGGTAATTTCGTAAAGGACGCGGCCGGCTACGGACTCGCCCAATGGACCTATTGGAGCAGAAAGGAAAACCTACTCAATTTTGCAAAGAGTGCGAAAAAGAGTATCGGCGACCTCGGTATGCAACTCGATTTCCTTTACAAGGAACTGAACGAGGGCTACAAAACCTCGGTGCTTAATGTTCTGAAAACCGCGACCTCTGTTCTCGCAGCCTCCAATGCGGTGCTGTTGAAGTTTGAGCGTCCCGCAAATCAGAGCGAAAGCGTACAGGCAAAACGCGCGGAGTACGGTCAGAAATATTATGACAAGTACGCCGGAGCAAAGCCCTCCGCACCCGAAACCACCAAACCCGCAAACGGCGATGTTGTTTATACCGTAAAGAGCGGCGACACGCTCTCCGCTATCGCCTCGAAGTACGGCACTACATATCAGAAACTTGCGGAGTACAACGGTATTGCAAACCCGAATGTTATCAGAGTGGGACAGCAAATCAAAATCCCCGGCAAGAGTACAGCCCCGGCGAATAAGCCGGAGGCAAACACCGCAGAAACCGTATACACCGTCAAGAGTGGCGATACACTCTCCGCTATTGCAAGAAAATACGGTACAACCTATCAGAAACTCGCCGCCTATAACGGTATCAGCAACCCGAACAAAATCAGCGTCGGTCAGAAAATCAAGATACCCGGAACGGCAAAGACGGAGGCAAAGCCCAACACCGGGCGCACCTACACCGTCAAGAGAGGCGACAGCCTTTGGGGTATTGCTCAAAAGCAACTCGGTAACGGCTCACGCTACACGGAGATTAAGACGCTGAACGGTCTGAAATCCAATACCATTACGGCAGGGCAAGTGCTGAAACTCCCCAACAAATAATGCTGAAATGTTCGACTTGTGGCAGGGCGATACAGGAGGTTAAGCCCTGCCCCTATAACGACCGTTTCGGTCCGACGTGCGACGACTGTTGTGAGGATTGCTTTAAGAGCGAGCCATTCCCTTGCCCGGAACACGACAGGAGGCGCAAACAAAAATCTAATATGAAACAGGAGAATTCGCTATGAAAGAATTTATGTTCACCCTTTTACAGGGTATTTTGTCAGTCGCTATCCCCCTCGCTACCGCCAACCTCGTTGCTTTCTTGAAGAGAAAGTCCGCACAGGTAGCGGCGCAGACCGAGAACGAAAGAGCGCAACACCACCTCGGCGAAATCACCAACGCGGTTACGACCGCAGTTACGGCGACCTCGCAGACCTATGTTGACGCGCTGAAAGCAGAAAACGCCTTTACCAAAGAGGCGCAGTTAGAGGCTCTCCAAAAAGCGAAAAACACAGCCCTTTCTATTTTATCTCCCGCAGCGGCGCAATTCATCGCCGATGTGTACGGCGACCTCAACGAATACCTAACCGCAAAAATTGAGGAAACCGTCAGAGTACAGAAGACGGAACAGGGACTCTTACTCCCCGCCGTTCTCGATACAACCGAATAACACCCGCCCCTCTATCGGAAACCTCCCCCGGTAGAGGGGTTTTTCTTTTTATAAGAAACAAAGAACGCCGTAGAAGCCATTTATTTGACCTCTACGGCGATTTTGTTGTTTATAAAGGAAACGGAGGGGCTACACTCGAAACTGCGAAATACGCCCGCTCTGCGACGCAGGAGAGGGCAAAGAAAGCAATCCGCTCCATAAATGCTGACTTTCGGGACGGCATATTTCAAAAACAGAGAATTTATGGTATAATATTACAATTAAAAATCGAGGAGGAGCGTATGAAAAGAACAATCACGCTTATATTGATATTCGCCCTCGCAGCTACGCTCTGTTCCTGCGGAACGTCAGAGCAAGAGCCGGAGGAAACGCGTATTGATAATTACACCTACGAGCAAGAGAAAAACATCGAAAATGCAATCAAGGGCGAAATGAGTCAATACGGCTTTAATTATTCAATATTCGCCCACGAAAACAGTAACGGAGTTATAGACATTTCGCTAACGCTACACAGAGCCTCAACGGGTGCTGACGGGGTGTTTGCTGATACGGTATGTTGGTGCATCGCCGCAGCCAAAAAAGCAAAAAAGGAAACGCCCTTTGAACTCGGAGAGTTGAGAGCCTCGTTTCTTCTCTACGACGGACCGCTCGACGGAGAAGCTGTTGGAACAATGAGTTACACTTCAAGAGACCTCGAAAAAGGCAATGTGTTCTGTACCGGGGAGAACTTTGATAGCGTAAGAACAAAGACAGGAGCAACAGCAGAAGAAATAAAAGAATGGCTCACAAACGAATGACAAAAACCGCCCTTTTTGGGCGGTTTTGCTATTCCTTAAAAATATTTTGGAATTTATTGAAAAAATTTTGAAAAAACACTTGACTTTTGCGACCGCAAATGTTATAATTAAGATACAGTCAAGGGAAACCGAGGCGAGTATGGCAAGAGAAAGGGAAACGGTATGGACGAGCAAATGAATGTTGGCGAAATGCTCCGAGAGGTTACAGAGGAAAATCAGACAAGAAAAATCCTCGAAATTATGCGTGAGTGCAAAGACCTCGACGAGGCCATAGAAAAGGTAAAGGCTCTACTTAACAAGTAAGCAGAGCCAAATGGTAACCACCAAAGGGAAAGCGGAACTTGCCTCCGCTTTCTCAAAGGGGGTGTAAACATTATATCACAGTTTTTTCAAAAAGGCAAGAGAAACGGAGGAAAATGTTACGGCTTATGTAAAAAAAGGAACTAACCCAAGAATGGGACGTCCCACAAAAAACCCCCGAAATATAGACCTCAAAATCAGACTTTCAGAAGCAGAAAACGAAATGTTAAACAAGTGTGCTGCGGCGACTGGAAGAACGAGGACAGATGTTATAGTAAAAGGGGTATCAATGGTTTACAAAGAACTGAATAAAGGTCAGTAAAAACGAAAACTGCACCGAGGTCTACTTTGGACGGCAGCCTCGATACAGTTTGGGACCGCAGGAGCAAAGCCCTTTGGTATTTATTATTATATCAAAAACATACGCTCCTGTCAAGATGAACACAGAAAATCATTATTTGAAAGGAGCATATTTTATGAAAACTTACAAAGAGGCGTTTGTCTACTACGAGGATACAGAATTGCACCCGGAGATACAAGAAGTATCGGAACTCGAAATCAAAATGGAGAGGCTTTGCGCAGACCTCAAAAAGGTGCTGAACGACGACACGATATACCAACTTGATAGCCTCGTAGGAGAGATTGCAAGAGCCTACGAAATGCAGGGGTTTGCGTTTGCTCAAAATGTTCTCGACTTCAAAGAAACGGACGAAAAACTCCGAGCCGAAAACATTGAGCAACGCAGACCAAAGAAGAAAACCAACTCCACCGGGAAAAACGGCATACCGACAAGAGAGGTTACAAGCTGCGGATTTACAAAGACGATTTCCGAGTGGAAGAAATTTCTTGACTGCTCTATGGGTACATTATACACGCACCTCAACAGAGGGCCAAAACATTTCGATACTTGGGTACAGGGACGAATGGCTATCGTCAGAGTCTAATTTTTTTACAAGCCTATGACACGATACGGGACACAAATGTTCCACGTGAAACAATTTTACCCCAAATAGGGACAGGAGGAAACATTATGGCATACGAAAGCAGAATTTACATCGTCAATGTAACAGGAGATTACAACAGCCCATACGCACAGCCCATTATGGAATATGACCTTTGTTATATTACCCCGGACAGCGGTTTTAGAAACCTTTTTAGAGAGCCTATCGACTTTGAGATTTTCGTAGACGACAACACCGCAACCGATACCGACAAATACGGCGACCACCTCAAAGCGGGTGATTTGCAGGAGATTATTGCTTGGCTCGAAGCGTGGCCCGAAACAAAGACATACAGGCGCGTCCCGCCGTTCCTTGCGGCCCTCAAAGCGTTCGACCCCGGAGAATGGGAAAATCTAAAAATCGTCCACTTTGGTTATTAAGGAGGAAAACGCGATGAACGCATACGAAGAAATGAAGCAAAGACAGCAACAGGAGGTCAACGCCTTTCCGATGTTCTTTGCGTTTAACAATAAGGCTCTCACGGAGGGTCTTGCGAAACTCGGACTCGAAGCGACCGACACCGACAAGATTTGCCACATCGGCGGAGGCGGATATATCAGAAAAACCGACCTCCCGGAACTCAAAGCAATGCTATCTCGCCACCGCGAGGAGCGGGACGCAGCTGCAAAGGCGGACACCGCCGGAACGGGCTTTGCCTACTATATGTTCTTTACAGAATTGAATAATCACGAGTTTGGGTACACAGGCGAATACGAGGAAACCCTCGAAGCCCTCGGCTATACGCAGGAGGACCTCGACACACACCCTGCGCTCCAAAACGCATTTACAAACGCCACAGCAAAAATACTCGGTTGGGAGGGGTAACAATATGGAAATCAAAATCACGGTAGAGCGTCGCAGAGGCTCGGTAACGCAGGGTATGGTAGATGTACTCATCAACGGCGAAAAGGTTATGGACTTTGGGGACACAATCGAACTGATTAAACCCGGAGAAGAATACCACGGCCCTATCATCGGCGGTTGGGCGAGCAAGACCCCGGACACCGCTTTCGTCCTCGGTATGCTTTACCACCCACACGACGACATATATCATATAAGCGATAAGGTCAAAAATGCCCTCGAAAAAATCAAGGCACAGGAGGAACGGGCTGCCCCGGTATTCACAGAGTTGCAGAGAGTTGCTCAAAAACAAGGGTGGCCGATGAAAATTAAGGCGCGTGGCGAGGTTGCGTACCTCGTAGACGTGCAGAGGCTCACGGGGAACGACATCGCTCCTATCTACCGTTTCCCCGGAGGCGATAGTGTTGTAAGCGACGACGAACTGACTCCTTACACAGAGGAGGACAAATAATAAAGGGATAGTTTTCGGTCCGAAAAAGCAGTTTTCTCCCCGAAAAAAATCAGAGCGGAGAAAAACACCCACAAAAGACGCACATAACACATCAAAAAGCACCATTTTCGCAGACTCACGGAAAAGGTAAAATCGGGACGAAAACCTCTTTTTGGAGGGGTTTTCTCCCCGAAAACCGAGTTTCAGACCCGAAAACTCATACAAAACGGGGTTTGCGGCGATTTTCGGGAAATCAATCCACAAAGTATAGTATAGTATACGAAATTAAAAAAGAGTAAAGGAGATAAGAGTACACATATATTGGCGCAGACACACGCCCCAAAACAGGACGGCGTTTCTCATTGATAACATAGCGGTACGTATTCGTCTGTTCCAAGATGTTATCAATGACAAAAGAGAGCGGACAGCCCCGGAGGACCGTCCGCAGGAGTTAATCGCCGGACATCGGTATTTTGGGATAGAGGGTTAACTCGAAATCATCGGGAGCGTTATTCCAACGACCGTTTTTGGTTTTGAGATAGACAACCTTTTCCAACACCTCTTTGAGCATATCGTTTTTTGCTTTTGGCGTTGGTAACTCGTCGTAGACTTCGAGCAGCCGCTCAACCTTTGGGATAATCTGTTTACGACCCTCCTCGCGCGACTTGTCGGCGACGATGTCAGCACCGAGGGCCAAACGCTCCTCCTCATTCTTGGTTATACGCTCGGACAGAACGCGGGACCGTTCAAGGAACTGCTCTGTCGTATATATACCCTGTTCGAGGAGGTCGTGAGTATTATCTAACTGCTTTTTGAGGGTATTGTATTCAGAGGACAAACGCCGGAGGGCTTTCTCTTTCATAGCCACGACAGAGGCCGCTCGGCTTTCCTCTCCGCCTGTTTCCCATTGTAGGCGGTAATCGGATAGCCAATCAGAAAGAGCCTCCAAAATACGCCTCTCGACGAAATGCAGGGCGCAGCTGATGTTATCACAGGCGGTATCGGCACACATAAGGGTATCGGGATATTTGCCCGAATACGGCCGGCGGGACATACGGTGTCCGCATTTGGCACAAACAACAATACCCGCAAGAGGATTTTTTACCGTCCCACGTTCACCGACCGGGCGCGGAGGGTTGCTTGACATTAACTCCTGCGCCGTGTTGAAAACATCAATATCGACAAGCGGAGGGTGAAGCCCCTCGGCGACGGTGCATTTCTCTATTGAATTTCGGGGACGCTCGACGACGACACGCCCCTCCACCATTTTCTTGACATCGCACCTCCAATTCCAACGGACCTTACCAATATAGACCGGGTTTATAAGAATATCCCGAACCGTAGCAGTAGCCCAATGTTCGCTCTTGCGAGGCGGTATTTTAAGAGAATTGAGGCGGCGGACGATGAGCGACACACCGAGGCGGCGGAATGAGCCGTCGGGCTGTTCTTCGCCCCGCGTATATAAATCAAAAATCATACGAACGACATCAGCCTCCGCCGGGAACGGCTCTAATGTATAACCTTTGTCGCCTTTAATCTTTACGCGCTCGTAGCCGTAGGGCGACTGACTGCCGACATACTTGCCCTCTTTGACAGAGGCAAGGCGGCCGCGCTGTAAACGGCGGTTTATAGTCTTGTATTCGCGCCGGGACATAAACAGACCGAACTCGAAATATTCCTCGTCAAACTCGTTGTTTGGGTCATAGTCTTTTATAGGGGTTATGATTTTGGTATCGGAGAATTTGAAAGTCTGTGCGACTATTCCCTGGTCCACAGTATCGCCACGGGCAAGACGCTCGACCTCCATAACGAGAACACCGGTCCACACGCCCTGCTCGACCTCCGAGAGGAGTTGTTGCATAACGGGACGCGCAGCGATAGTTTCGCCCGAAACGATTTCACGGTATATTTGAGTAATATCCAAATGCCGACGCTTTGCGAGGTCAAGCAGAGTGTTTATATGGCGGGAGAGGGTTTCGCCCTCACCGCGAGCCTCCGCCTCTGCGTCAGCGCGGGATTTACGAACATATAGACAATATGGCATAAAAGCACCTCCTAACAGAAAAACCGCCCCGCCCCGGAGGAGCGGAACGGCGGTCAATCCTTTTTGTAATATTCGCCCCAATCGACATAGATTATGTTGCCTTCTTTTCGGAGAATGCGAGGTCGTCTTTTTTAACCTCAAACGCAGTATCTATGTCTGCTTGCAACAATTTATCAAGCAGAGCAGCAACATCATTTTTCAAAGTGTTCTGCAGGGCCATAAGGTTAGACAGGAGGAGCGGGTCGGTAACTTGTCCGTCGCAGCTGTCAACGGCTTTTCGGATTTCTGCGCGGTTTGATTGAAGAACGGAGAACAATTCGCCATAAAGAGCCAAACGCTCCTCGCTGTGTTTTACCATATCCTTATGTAGGAGGAGGTAAAAATCGTCGTATATTTTTGCCACGCGCATACGGAGCAGGACGGGCAGAGCGTCGTAGTGCTTTTTGAAATTTATGGAGTCGTTTACAAAAACGACGTCGCTGTGGGTGCGACTATCCTCTACACCGAGGAGGTAATCAACGGACACGCCGAAAAACTGCGCCAAAGAGCAAAGCATTTCGTAGTCCGGCTCTTTACCCTCTGTTTCGTACCCGGAAACGGTTGAACGGGTTTTATGGATAGCCTTTGCTAAATCCGCCTGTGTCATATCTCGCTCTTTACGGAGAGCGATGAGCCGTTGTGAAAAAATCTTCATAAAGGAAACCCACCTTTCAATCTTAATAATTATAGCACAAATGCCCCGTTTTGTGTTCAAATGCCCCTAAAATCGGCAATTTGAAAAAATTTTTGAAAAATTTTCCGAAAAAACTTGACTTTGCCCCTAAAAGGGGCTATAATATAGTTACAGTCAGTCAAAACGACCCAAAACGAAACCCGAAAGGAGGAAAAACAAATGCGAGTTAAACTCGTCAAGCTGCGCGAGGGACGCGGCTACACACAGGAAACATTCTCAAAAGCCGTTGGTATTTCCCGCTCCCACTACTCGCAGATTGAAACGGGAGAGAAAGAGCCGTCCCTCAAAGTTGGTATGAAAATCAAGCGCGTTCTTGATTACCACTACGACGATATTTTTTTTAATCACAAATGCCCCGTTTCGGGACAAAAGAGATAAAGCACGACACAGAAAGCGGCATATCTCTTTGCTACACCATTATTTTACTGCGAAAGGAGCGATAAATAAATGCCTAAAACAGCGACGAAAGCCGCTAACAATGTCTTTTATAAAGCACGAATGGAGGCCTCATCGTGGAACGACTCTTTGAAATCGAGAGAGGGCGCAGCCGAAGAAACAGGCGTTGACCGCACCCGACTCGCCTACATAGAACTCGGAACGATAAACCCCCACCCGGAGGAGGTGCTGATACTTTCGGAAACCTATAACGCCCCGGAACTTTGCAATCACTACTGCTCAAAGATGTGTCCGCTCGGCGTTAAGACGGTAAACGAGGTGGAGGTACAGGAACTCGAAAAAATGGTGCTTCAACTGTTGTCTTCTTTTCAGAGCCTACCCGAAATCAAAGTGGAACTGATAAACATAGCGGCGGACGGAGTTATCGACGGGACGGAGAGGGACCGTATGGAGGATATTCTGCAAAGCCTTGACCGAGCGGCAGACAAAATCCAAGCCCTCAAAATCTACTTTATGAAGCAATACGGTCATAGGACAAAGTAAAACCCTAATAAAATCAAGAGGAGGTGTATGTATGGTTGCAACAGGAAATGTGGTTAAGGATTTTAACATCGGAAAAACCCGCGTGAGGATTTGCGACGATTACTGTCGGGATAAAACAAAACAGGACATCGAAGAAATTTTACGGCGCATAGCCCGGAACGCAATAGGTCCTCTGACCGTTGCGGCCAACAGCAGTTATGAGCAAAAAAAGACTTGAAAAAGAAAGAAACAGATTTCAAATCGCAGGGACGGTATTTTGGGCGTTTGTAATGGTGGTAGTGCTTATCATCGGATTTGCGGTGAACGCGGAGAGCCTTGACAAAGGGACCGTAGTAAAAGAACAGCAATTCTACATACAAGTTACCCCGGAGCAAACGACCGAAAACACAGGCAGAGCCGAAACCTCGTTTATACCTACGGCGACCGTCGTAGAAACAAAGACGGACAAGCCTATGCCTCTGTATTACGACATTCCGTTATCAGAGGAACTGCAAGACTACATTTTTTCAATCACAGCAGAATACGGCGTACCGTGCGACGTTGTTATTTCAATCATCAACCGCGAAACCAATTACAGAGCCAATGCGACCGGGGCCGCAGGAGAGCGCGGATATATGCAGATACACCCTATCAATTTTGAGTGGCTCACAGACGAACTCGGAATTACAGATTTTTACGACCCGGAACAAAACATTCTTTGCGGAGTGTATATGCTGTCCCGCCTCTATGATAAATACGACACGACGACCGAGGTGCTGATGTGCTACAACTGCGGAGAAGCAGGAGCAAAAAGGTTATGGGCGCAGGGCGTTACATCGACCGAATATTCGAGAGCGATTACAGACTACGCCGAAACACTTGAATTTACAGGAGGTAATTTTCAATGAAATTGACGGACAGGCTTATTTTATTCGCCTTTATGATTTTGGCGGGCGTGTTGGTAGGAGGAGTTGTGGCGGCGGTTTTGATACCGCTCTGTTACTCACAAAGAGGACACTTCGCCATTGGGTCGGAGTGGTTTATGATTATCACGGCAGCCTACGCGGGTTACTCCGCGTTCAATAAATTTTTATTCGACAAAGCGGAAAGGAGTTAGATATGGCTTATTGGCACGAATGTCCCGAATGCGGTGGCAGCCTCGACCCCGGCGAAACTTGTGATTGCCAAAGAGAGGCAAAGGAGGTGAAAAGGAATGCAGACAGCAACAGCGATATTCCCTCCCTCGGAGGTATTAAAAGAAAGCGTGGAGGAACTGTTATCCGTGTCCTTGTCGGACAGCGAGTATGAGGAGGCAGAAACCTCGGCAAAAAGAAAACTCGCCCGAATAATCGAGCGAGAGGGCGACGCGGACGGAGAGAGGCTGAAACCGTATTACCTCGTCCAACTTATTAAAGAGGCGATTACCGCAGAGCGGTTTTCCCTGTACTGTTACTTGAAAACATTAGAGAAAAAAGAAATGCCCGCAGCCAAAGCCGCAGGGCAAATCTAAATCCGTATCTCTATTGTATAACAAACTTTTATGAAATGCAATAGGAGGTTGCAAAAATGTCAAAAAATAATTCGTTAGTTATTACAAATCAATACCCGGCGGACAAATACAATCTGCTTGTGTCTATGCAGACCGTGGCAGAAATCGCCGAAATTCACAAGCCCGTAATGAATGTGGTTTACATCAGCACGGACCTCAACGACAAAGAAATCTATTTGCAGGAGAAAGGCTACAAGGACAACCCTGCAAAGTACGCAATCACCAAAAAAGGCCTTACAAAACTGATGAGAGCGGCAGGAATTAAAATCATTTCCTCCCGCCCGGTCGTTCCCTCGACTTGTCAGAAATGCGCCCAAATCAACGCAGGAATTGGAAAGCCTGTTCGCTGTGGTGCTTGTCCCAACAAAGACGTCAAGTATGAGGTGCGTATCAGCGTACCGCAGCTTACGGGCGAAAATATTGATGTCGTAGCCCATAAGGAAATCATCGTGGACGACGTGGTACAGGGTATGAGCGACGCACAGGCCCGTGAATTCCTCAAATTCAGAGCCGAAATGTGCGAGAGCAAGGCCCTCAACAGAGCATTGAGAACAGCAATGCAAATCAAGGGGACCTACTTCCTCGAAGAATTCAAAAAGCCGTTTGTTGTTGCTTACCTCGTGCCTAACCTTGACAACCCGACCGTAAAGGAAAAGGCGGTAGAGAGTTTCTTCACAGCGAAAGCGGAACTCTACGGCGGAAACAACAACGAGTCCGCACGAAAGACCGTTTATGTTGCGGAAGACCCGGAGGAGGACGACGCAGGAGCATACGAAGCGGTGCAGACCCCTATCGAGGGACATCAGACACGCGCAGAACTCCCTCCCGCAACAAATAACACCGCCCCGGCTCGTCAGCAGGACAACGGACCGGCAGACCCTAACATCTGTACCGACTGCGGAGCAAAGATTTCAAACGGAGTTTCTGACTACTCCATTGAGAACTTCGGCACACCCCTTTGTATGAACTGTCAGAGAAAGAGGGGTAATCAGCAATGACAAGTATTTTGACACAGGACAGAAAGAACATCATCAGCGCGGAGGCGTTGGAACGCATTAGCGTAGACGGCGCGGAGGTTTACGCGCACACCCTCGGCGGAGCGGTTATCACTATCGGAAAATACGAAAAGGCGGAAAGCCTGTCAAAGGTTATGACCTATATCGCATTTTCCCTTGCCTCCTCCACCGACAAGGGAGGCAAGACAATCGTAATGCCCTCGGAGAATGTTGTGCTGAACGATAAGGCTATCGCCGAGAGTTACATCAAGGCGATGTTGGAAAAGAAACAGCAGGGACAGGCTACGGTAGACCTTTCCCCCGAACTAAAAGAATTTTTGGAGAAAATGAAAGGAGGCGACAGCAAATGAAGATACTGCACACGGGCGATTGGCACATCGGAAACTACCCCGGCCCGGAACGCAACGGCGAAAACGTGCGATTTCTTGATATTTGCCGTTGCCTCGACGCGCTTGTGGAGAAAGCGGAGGCGGAACTGCCGGACATCGTCGTAATTGCGGGTGATGTATTTCACCAAGCAAAGGTATGGAGCGACAGAGGCCTCCGAGAAAACAAGACCGCAACACACTATATTCGCCGCCTCAAAAATGTATGCCCGGTCGTTGTTGTTAGAGGCACTCCAAACCACGACTCGGAACAGCAGTTTGAGTTACTCAAAAACACCTTTGAGGGCGACGGTGCAGTACACATCATTACCGAGCCTACGGTAGTAAAGACATTCACGGGCCGACAGGGTTGGGTACAGATTGCGGGACTGCCCGGATTTGACAGAGGCGTGTACCGTGCAAAGCACCCCGGACTCTCCAAGGAGGAGGAAAACGAGGTATTCACCGAGGAACTCGCAAACATCATTCTCGGATTGAAAGCACAATGCGACGCAGACGCACCGACGGTATTTGTATCTCACTTTACTATCCCCGGTTGCAATATGGAGAGCGGACAGACACAATTTTTCTCACAGTTTGAGCCTGTGATTTACCCCGCCTCCCTCGCAGCTGCGGACTTTGACCTCAACTGCTTCGGACATATCCACAGACCGCAGAAAATCGAGGACGCAAAGAACACATTTTACTGCGGTGCGGTATCGGCGATGAACTTCAATGACGAGGAGCAGGAACGCGGATTTTATATTCACGACATCGACCTCCACGACAAAGCCGTACACAGCGAATTCCACGCCCTGCCTACGAGAGAGTTTAGAACGCTTTATTTCCAAGACGGAGATATTGCAGACTTTATCGAAACAGGCACACCCCGTATTGGACCTAACTACGAAAACAAAATCGTCAGAGTGCTTTACAACTGCACCGACGACCACAACAAAGCATTTAACAAAGCCGCCCTCGAACAATTCTTATATGCAAACGGCGCATTTTGGGTACAGGAAATTACCCCGCAGAAAATCACCGTTACGGTCAATAAGGATAGCCTTTCGGACGAAAGCGGCCCGGAGGAAAACCTCCGTCAGTATTTCGAGGAAAAGGGCTACGCCCCGGAGCGTATCGCAGAGATTATCGAGGCAGCCCGCCCGATTATTTCGGAGGCTACCGAAAAGACGCAGAGCGGCGGAAAGAACGGCGTATTTACCCCGGTGAGAATTGAGGTAAAGAACTACCGTAATTACCGCGATGAGGCTTTTGACTATGACGGTATTCGCTTCTGCACTATCAACGGAGAGAACGGCGCAGGAAAATCAAGCCTGTTTATGGACGCTATGCTCGACGCTCTGTTTGAGGAGCCGCGCGAGGGCGACCTCACGGGTTGGATTTGCAACGACCCGGAAATCCGAAGCGGGTCAATTCAGTTTACATTCAACATCGGCGAAAGCACCTACCGCGTAACCCGCACCCGCACAAAGAGCGGCAAAGCAACCCTCAATATTTCGGAACTCGTCGAGGGCGAATGGCAGGACCGTTCCGCAGAGCGATACAAGGACACACAGGCGATTATCAGCGACACTATCGGAATGGATAGCCTCACGTTTAAGGCGTGTGCGTTGATTATGCAGGACCAATACGGGCTGTTCTTACAGGCGGACAAAGAGGCGCGAATGAACATTCTCGGCAATATACTCGGCTTGGGTATCTACGAGAGAATGGAAGACCTCGCAGCCGACTCCCTTACCCGCAGAAACAGAGAAATCCGACTCTTGCAGGATAAGGTAACGGACATCACCGCAAAACTGCCCGACGAAGCAGAACTCTCCGACGCAATCGTAGAAGCACAAACCACCCTCACGGAGTTGCAGGGACAGGCGGACGCAAAGGCGGCGGAGGTAGATAGCACAAAAGTACGCCTCAATACAAAATTACAGGCCGCACAGAGAGCCGTCAGAATTCAGACCAATATTGCAACGCTTACCACAAAGAAAATGACGGCGACCACAAATAAGACTACGCAGACCCTTATTATCAACGGAGCGACAGCGACATTGAGTGAGGAGGCGGCTATCAAGGCCGGCGTAGCGGAATACGAAGCCTTGCTCGAACAGGAAAAGACCCTTATTTCTGCAAGGGACCGCAGGGACGACCTCGTAGCACAAAGAGGAAAACTCACGACAGAGGTTATGAATATCTCGGCGGAAATGGAAAAGGCAAAGGCGGACGAAGCGAACGCGAGAGCCTCCCTCGCAGAGGCGGAGGCGACCCTCGGCGACGAGGCTGTGTTGACAGCGAAACACGCCGAATACACCGCAAAACTCGCAGAGGTCAGAGAAATGGAGTCGGATATGGCTGAATATCAGACTGCAAAACAGGCTGAATTCAAGGCAAACTCCGAACTATCCTCCCTCGGCGTAAAAATCGAGAGCGAAAAGGAACGCAGACAGGCGGAAATCGACGGTCTGTTGAGAAGCGTCAGCCTACTCGATAACAGCGGTTGCCCTCACATCGAAACAGCCTCTTGCAGATTTTTAGCGGAGGCGTTGAGAGCCAAAGAAGCACTACCCGGAAAACAGGCAGAGTTGGAGGCCTATGAGGTAGAAGCCTCACGAATGCTCACAGAGGCGCAGGAGCGCGTCGCTTTGGCAGCGGAGGCGGTAAAGGCTAACAAGTATACCCCCGAAAGAATGACGGCTCTACGAGGCGATTTAGAGGCTTTGAGAGCATACGAAGAAAAGTACGCCTCCCTCGACCGCGTAAAGGAAAGGGCGGAAATGCTAAAAATGCAGATAGAGGGCCTCGTAAAGAAACAGGCAGACCTCTTTGAGAAACTGAAAGCGGTAGAAGCGGAGCGCGACAGCGTGTGCGACAAACTTACCGCAGCCCAAACCGCCGCAGAGGGCTACGACCTACTTGCAGTACAAATCCGAAACGCCCGTGTTTGGGTAGATAAGGAAAAGGAACTGCCGGCCGCCCGTGAACGACTCGCAACGGCGCAGGGACGCGTAGAAGAACTCGACGCTGAAATTGCACAGTTGGAGGCGGAAATCGCAGAGAAGCAAGAGGAACACGCTCTCGAAAAGGCGACCTCCGAGGGAGCAGCTGACCTCGAAAGAATTGTCAGAGAAGCAGACGCTATTATTTCCGCCCTGCAGGAGCAAATCAAGCAGACCTCTATGAGGCTCGGAGCGTTGCAGAAACAGCAGGAAAACGCTACGGCGGACAGAGCGACCGTCAAGGAACTGTTGGAACAGACGGAAAGCCTCGGCAAACTCGCAGCCATTGACGAAGACCTCAAAAAGGCGTTCTCGCAGGACGGTATTCCTCACAACGTTATCCGCTCTCTTATCCCTATTTTCGAGGCGACCGCAACGGGTATTCTCGGACAAATGAGCGGAGGCAAAATGAGCGTCGAATTTGTTACAGAAAAAGTCCTAAAATCCAATAACAAGAAAGAGGTAACGACCCTTGACATCATCATTAACGACACGACCACGGGCAGACTGCCGTATATGAGCAGGAGCGGTGGCGAAAGAGTCAAGGCAGCCCTTTCGGTTATTCTCGCCCTTTCGGAAATCAAGAGTACGAAAGCCGGAGTGCAACTCGGCTTCTTGTTTATCGACGAGCCTCCGTTCCTCGATACACAGGGCGTACAGGCTTACTGCGACGCACTCGAAGCAATACAGAGCCGATACAGCACATTAAAGATTATGGCTATTACTCACGACCCTACGATGAAATCAAGATTTCCGCAGAGTGTTGACGTTGTAAAGACGGCAGAGGGTAGCAAAGTGATTTATCAATAAGAACGGTCCGCCGGGGAGCGTCCCTCCCCGGCTCCACCGAGATACAGGAGGTGAAAACCTATGGGACGACCAAAGAAACAAACGGTAGATTACTTCCCCCATTTTGTTACGGGCAGCCGCAGGACGATTTATGTTTTAGAGGAGGGTTGGAAAAACGACGGTTACGCCTTTTGGTTTAAGCTGCTCGAACTGCTCTGCCAAAACGACGGCCACAGTTTCGACGTATCAACACAGGCGAATATGCGTTATCTGTACGCATACACAAAGACCAACCCGGAAACGGCGCAGGAGATACTCGACACCCTTGCAGACCTCGGAAACATCGACGCGGAGTTATGGAAAGAGCGCAAAATCATTTGGTGTCAGTCGTTGGTGGATAATCTCAAAGAGGTTTACGACAAACGAACAACGCCAATGCCGAAAAAGCCTTTTTCCGTGGATATTCTCCCCGAAAACTCCCCCGAAACTAACGAAAACGGCGACACAAACGGAGATACACCCCCGGAAACGCCGCCAAAACCCGCAAACGGAAAGAAATCCGCACCTAAAAAGCCGAAAACCCCGAAGAAAAAGGAAGACGAACAGCCCGGCAAGGTTAAATATGCGGAGTTTGTGAAAATGACCGAGGAGGAATACGGGAAACTCGTAGCACAATACGGCAAAGAAATGACGGCCCGAATGATAGAGGTCCTCGACAATTACAAGGGTCAAAACGGAAAGACATACAAGAGCGACTACCGCGCAATTTTGAATTGGGTCGTTGAGAGAGTCAAGGAAGAACAGAGCAAGAGAGGAGGAAACACCTATGGGGGAACTGAAATCCCTGCAAGAGATAATGGGTCAACCGCAGGAGGCTTCAAGCCGTCGGGAGGCTTCAAAAAGTGATAACGAAAGTTGCCAAGTAACCCCGGAGGAGGCCATAGCGAGAGGCTTATCGTTCAAAACACCGCCTCCGCCCCCGGACATCTGCCAATTTTGCGGAGCGGAACTGCCCCGAAAAGGCATTATATTTGGCGGAGAGGTTTTCTTGTGGCAACCGTTTCCTACCCGTTGCGAATGTAAAGAGGCGGTCGAATATTGGGAAAAGTACGACGCTGACAAAAAGGCCGAGGAGGAGGCAAAGAAACTCGCCGAGGAGAGAAAGCGAAAGCAGGAACGCATAGAGAGGCTACTCGGAAAGAGCGGTATCAAAAAGCGTTTTCAGCGACGCACCTTTGAGAACTTTATCACCGACACGCAGGAACGGGCGCGTTGCTACAAGATAGCAAAGCGGTACGCAGAAACATTCTCGCAAAGGTACGCCAACGGCGACGGACTCTACATAGAGGGTACAAACGGCACAGGCAAAACGCACCTCGCAGCTGCTATTGCTCTGCAACTGATAAACGAGGGCATACCCGTTGTTTGCAAGACCTCGACCGACCTACTACTCGACATCAGAAAGGCGTATGACGATGAATACACGCGGGAAAGCACAATACTCGATGTTTACAAAAGCGTGGATTTGCTCATCATCGACGACCTCGGAAAAGAACAATGCTCCGATTGGAGTATGTCAAACCTATACTCTATTCTCAACGACAGATACGAGGATATGAAACCGACCATTATTACAACGAACTACGGCGCGGAGGACCTCGTGAGAGCCTTAACGCCCAAAGGCTACGACAATACGAAAATCGTGGCAATTATAAGCCGTCTGCGGGAAACCTCGACGGTAATAACAATGGCGTGGAACGACTACCGCACCGCGCAGGAATAGGAGTCCAAAATGGCAGAAATACGAAAACTCAACCCGGACCACGTTCACCAAGCGAACTATAATTCGTTTGGTGGTACGCGAGGCGACAGCAGCAACGCCTCGTATATGCACTATGCGGAGAGCATAAACGGGTGGCCCATTTCGGAGGAGAAGAAACAGAAACTCCTCGACAAACTTTACGAAAAGTATTCAAGGCTCATCAGCCTCGAAGCACAGCACGTCAGCGTAGCGGTCGCAGGACCGGCAAGGTACAACCCTCGGAAACTCGATAAGAGCGACCCTATACTCGAACTCTCGGCGGAAATATCTGATTGGTACGCCTCGTTGGTGCGGGAGTTGGAGCGGAGCGCAGAGGAAAAGAAAGACGACGAAACCGAGAGGCTCGTGGAGCGCATTTTCTTCCTCGATAGCAGATACCCGGCTACCGACCCTACCACCGATATATGCCGACTCGCAACCCTTGATGTGGAGAAATTCAAGGAGGTTTACGAGCAGCTGCAACCCAAATACAAGTGGCGCAAAAACTCCTCTATCGCAAAACTGTATGGCTATGCGGCGGAGGGAAAGTTGGTAGTAGCGGAGAAAAAGGAAATTTACAGCAACGCCGATTTCACCGCCTACGAATACAACGACCGCGTGTTTATCAAATTCACCTTGAAGCCGCAGCGTCAGTTAATCGTAGCCCTCAAAAGCCGGGGCTATTGGTGGAACAGCGGAGCGAATGCGTGGAGTACATACGCAGAAAAGGCGGACCGCGAGTGGATAAAGACAATTTCCGACCGATACGGAAAGTACATTTAGGAGGTCGCTATGAACAAATACGAAAAACTATACACCGAGGCGGCCGCAGGAGGCAAAAATCCGAGTTGGCTTGATACAGCGGTAAGACCGTTAGCGGCGGACATCGGAGAAGCAACCGGGCATACGGCAAGAGTGAGCGGACCTTTTGGACTGCGAGCCGAATGCGTGATACACGTCAACGAAGACGCGCCGGAGGGAGAGCGAATGCACCTCGTCATTACACCGTGGTTTAACTGTGAGGGACAGGACACCGAGATTATGCTCTACTACGACACAGGAGAAGTCAAGGACGACTACGCCCCGAACACCCTCGGCGACTTTAACGGTATGAACAACGTAATGAAGCGACTGCCCGAAACACTTCCCGAAATCGTCGCTCTGTTGAGAAAGTATTGAGGTGGCGTATGAGCAATCAAAACCGCAAGGCAAGTCTAAATCCGAAATACAGAGAAATATGCGAAAGCCTCGACTGGACTATCCGAGAATATGACGACGGGACCGTGGAGGTATGTCAAGGCTCACCCGCCGGAGAGGATTTCTTCTTTACCGCAAATGTAAAGAACTTTCCGCAGGAGGTTGAGCAATACGCCGATGACTTCGACCCGGACGAACATATCGCAATGTGGATTGAAGCGAGAAAGAACGGAACGGGAGGAGTACCCACGACCCGCGAACTCGTACACGACGCAGAGGCAATACAGAAAATGCTAAAAGAATTGGCGGAGGCTCTCGCGGCCGACAGCAAAAACACAATCGGGGAGCAAGTCGCCGCCTATAAGGAGGAACAGGAATGATTAAGAATTTATCACAGTTAAAGAAAGCCCTCGCGCCCGGCGCGGACTTTGTTATCACAGCCCATTGTCGTCCCGAATGTGTCGGCGAAACCCGCCGCGTCAATTTGGCGAACACAACGGGCATTTACAGCATTAACCCGGACGACCCTACGAGCAAAGCGTCAACCGCAAACTGCGGAAAAGGCTCTTGGCTCGGTTGGAGCAAAGCCCCGTTTTGGAGTTTTGAGGGCGACACGGCGACGCTCTACGACAGCGACACCGCCCACACCCCGGAACACATCATTATCGGACTGAAACTCGCAGGAGGTGAAACGGCGTGAATTATAGATACATAAAGGGCGCAGAAAGAGTCAAGGAGTCGGTGGAGTTTGATACCGCTGAAACGACTTGCAAGGTCAACATAGACCTCTTGCTGTGCGGAATAAATAAATTCCCTCGCGCCGACGGCAATACCGAAACCCTCACCCCCGAAAGACGCTACGAGATTTTGAAATTCGTGGAGCAGGAACGCGGAAAATTCGTTCACAAAGCAGGACCGAAATCTATGGAGGATTGGGAAAACAGCGGCCTCGGCTCGTTTGATGAGTTTTTCTTCCCCGGCGACACCGTTACGGAAGATGTATACGACAATTTCCTCGATATTCTCCCTCCTGCCACGATGAGGAGAAATCTCCTCCAAGTCGGAGAGCCGGCCGCCCACGAAAAAGACCCCGAAACAGGCAATTACAGAGCGACCTACTCAACATTCGTCAGAACGGACGGTCTGTGGTGGTACGCCGGAGAGTGTTTCCTCGGTGAAACGGTAAACAGGCGCACCCGCCCCGGCAGACTCGCCGAAAAGTTGGCGGAGGCAGAAAAAGAACTCAAAAAGAAAGCCGTAAAGGAGGAGCGAAAATGACAAAATCGCAAATTATAACAGGCGACACACTTTCTGTGCTTGGGAAAATGCCCGACCGCTGTATCGACTGCTGCATTACATCTCCTCCGTACTTCGGTTTGAGAGATTATGGAGCGGACGGACAAATAGGACTCGAAGAAACCCCGGAGGAATACATACGACGTCTTGTTGAAATATTCAGAGAAGTCCGCCGAGTAATGCGCGACGATGGGACTCTTTGGCTCAATATTGGGGATAGTTACGCAGGGAGCGGAAAAGGCAGAATGAAAGACGGCTCACACAGCGCGGACCGCTCGAAATCAAGCGACTATCTTTGCAATGTAGGCGGAGCGATTACAAAAAGCAAAACGCCGGGCATTAAAAGGAAAGAACTAATCGGAATACCGTGGTTGCTCGCTTTTGCTTTACGCGCTGACGGTTGGTATTTGAGGCAGGATATTATTTGGCATAAGCCAAACACAATGCCCGAAAGCGTCCAAGACAGATGCACAAAGAGCCACGAGTATATATTCTTGCTTACAAAGAAGCCTTGCTACTATTTCAACAATAAAGCAATACAAGAGGATAGTGTCAGTTACGACAGACGGCAATCAGGCGAAACCCAAGAGGCAGAAAAACGACAAAAACAACTGCCTCGATATGGTGGCAAAAAATACACATCTACCCCCGACAAATTTTTCAGAACAAAGTCGGGAAACGCTTATGACTACCGCCCAAAAAGAAACAAGCGCGATGTTTGGAGCGTTTCTACACACGGATACCGCGAAGCGCACTTTGCGACGTTTCCCGAAAAACTTGTAGAGCCTTGTGCTCTCGCAGGGTGCAGACCGGGAGGAATAGTCCTTGACCCGTTCTGCGGGAGTGGGACTGTCCCTGTTGTGGCAAAGAGGTATGGGCGTGAATACATCGGAATTGACATCAACCCCGAATACACATCTATGTCAGAAAGAAGAGTCGAAGCAGAAAAAGGAGGAAACAACAAATGAGATTATTCAGTACAGAACAGGTAACGAAATACCACCCCGACAAATACGCCGACCAAATCAGCGACGCGGTGCTGACTGCGTGTTTGCAGGAAGACCCGGAGAGCCGTGTCGCCTGTGAGTGTTTGGTAAAAGGCGGGACCGTTGTACTCGCCGGAGAGATTACCACGACCGCAAAAATCAATTATGCGGACATTGTAACCCGCGTTGCAAGAAAACTCCGCTACACCGCGAACAACATCATTACATACATCGAACAGCAGTCGCCCGAAATCGCCGGAGGCGTGAAAAGCGGCGACGACCTTTGCGCCGGGGACCAAGGCATTATGTTCGGCTATGCCACCAACGAAACCGAGAGCGGCCTACCCTATGCCCTCGACCTTGCCAATACGCTTTGCAGGGTGCTTGAATTTGACGCGGAACAGCCAAATTCCGCCCTCAAAGGCGACGCAAAGGTACAGGTAACGGTAGACTTGGACGCGCCGAAAGACGACCGTAGCCTCGTAGAAATCCTTATCAGCGTATGCCACAAGGAACAGTACACCCTCGAAGAAATCCGCAAGTATGTGGAAAATGTTGTGGAATACAGCGGTATCGACATCGGTGAGGCAAGGCTCAACATCAACCCCGCCGGCCGTTGGACTATCGGCGGACCGTCTGCGGACTGCGGACTCACAGGCAGAAAAATCGTATGCGACCAATACGGCGGATTTTGCGCCGTCGGCGGCGGAGCGTTTAGCGGAAAAGACCCCTCAAAGGTTGACCGCTCCGCAGCTTATATGGCGAATTATATCGCCCGCGACCTCGTAAAAAATCACGGCCTCGAACATTGCGAGGTGCAAATCGCCTACGCTATCGGAGAGCCGAAGCCGATGAGCGTTTCCGTCAAGTCGTCAAGCCCCGCGGAGGACGCATATTTTGCGGAACTCGTGGCAAAGAAATACGACCTCTCCCCGGCGGGAATTATTAAATTCCTCGACCTCCTCAATGTTGACTATGAGAAACTTGCGGAGGGTTGCCACTACCGAATGGAGTTACCCAAGAGAGAGGAGGCGTAAATATGCCGAGGCTCACATCACGCGACGAATACGGCAACGCTGAAATTATCGCTTTGGAGGACATAACCCCTCAACTCTATGAGGGGCTGTCTTTCAGCGAAACAAACGCCCTTACCGACGCACTCAATAAACTCGCCGACTATGAGGACGCAGAGGAAAAGGAAAACGCAGAGCGCGAGAAACCTTGCGACGGGTGCAAATTCGATGTTGCCCGGAAACTGTTGAGCAAGGTTATCGACGACCGCTTTACCGAGGAAATGAGAGAGTTTCTACTTCTCGTCCTCGAAAACCCGGAACTCCCGGTCGTCCCTATGGTATACAGCGAATGCGTCGGAGGCGACGACCGATTCGCTTATTGGCTCTCAAAGGTCGGCAGGAGCGAAATCAGAGAGTTTGCAATCGACGAATGGTATCACGACGGAGCGATTGTATACCGGGACGAGGCCAATGCCGAGGAGGAACTCATCGAGGCGATAGCCGAAACGAAATACGACGGAACGGACGAAGATTACGAAAAGGCAAAGGTAGAGGCCGCAGGACTTTGGACGAAAGCGATTATCGTCTATATTACCACGCCGTAGGAGGTTTATATGCAAATAGCCATTATTGACGCAGAGATAGTCGGCAAGAAGAAACACCGATTTCCAAATCTCGCGTGTATGAAAATCTCAACTTTTTACAAGCAACAGGGACACACCGTAACGCTGAAAACGGATTACGAAGACCTCGGCGCATTCGACAAGGTTATCATATCAAAAGTTTTCACAGACACGGAAATACCCGGAGAGCCGGAGGACAAAAACGGCAAGACGGCGGAGAGCGTTATGGAGTGGTACGCCGACAACGAATTCTTGAAGCAACCTAATATCGAATACGGCGGGACGGGCTTTTTCTATGACAAAGCACCGAGCCTCCCTTGCGAGATAGAACACAGTCGCCCGGATTACCACCTCTACGATGAGTGGGTACAAAAGGCGATCGCCGCCGGAGCGAAACCCGGAGAGTTTGAATATTACACCGATTATTCTATCGGCTACATAACGCGAGGCTGTTTTCGACGTTGTCAGTTCTGCGTCAATAAGAAGTATTCAAAGGCATTTGCGGCAAGCGCAATTTCGGAATTCCTCGACCATGAGCGTCCGTATATCTGTCTACTTGATGATAACTTTTTCTCCTATGCAAAATGGCAAGAAGTTATAGAAAGCGTCAAACAGACGGGCAAACGTTTTCAATTCAAACAGGGACTCGACGAGCGATTGCTGACCCCGGACATCGTAAGAGAAATGAACACTTGGAAATACAAAAAGGAGTTTATTTTTGCTTTCGACAACATCGAGGACAAGCAGCTCATAGAGAAACAAATCCAAATGATATACGACACTTGCCCGGACTTCAAAAAAGGTCTGAAATTTTATGTATTCTGCGGTTATGACCGAAAGGGACAGTACACCGAGGAGTTTTGGAAGAAAGACATCGAGGACCTTTTTGAGCGTATAGTAACCCTGGCCAAGTACGGTGCTAAACCTTATGTAATGCGATACGAGCGTGTTTACAAGGAGCGTTACGCAGGGCTTTACGCAGCGATAGCGGCGTGGTGTAATCAGCCCAACATCTTCACCACTTTTACATTCAGACTGTTCTCCAAATGCAGAGGTATGTCAAAGAAAGGTTACGCACAATTCAAGCGTGACACCGAGGCATACCTCCGAGCCGGAGGAAAGAAACAGGCTATATGGCGATATATGGAGGAGGCGGAACAGCAATTCCCCGACATTGCCGCCAAATACTTCGATTTTGACGCAAAGGAGGCGACAAAATGACAGACATATCACAAGTAAACGGCCTTATGTTGGAGCTGCTCGAACAGCACACCAATATGGAAACGACAGAATTTACCGACCGAGGGCGCGAGATTATTGACGAAATCAGCGACTACGCAGAGCAGACGGAAATGTTCAAGGCTCACAAGGAGAAAGGCGAAATGTTCGACGGCTCGACCGTTAAGCAGATTTTCGGATATATGCTCGACCGCATTGTAAAAGCACCGACGCAGTTTTACAGACAGGTTAGCGTCATTCTCATTATGCCCTTTGTGCGGCAGAAATTGAGAGAGGAGGAGAAATAATGAAGACTCTCGAAGAATTGAAGCAGACCCCAAATCTGCTAATAAGACAATCCGCCCCGGACGGCGGTATGGGAGAAATATACAAAATCGGAAAACCGTTCTGCTCTGTCATTTGGAGCAACGGAGGCGGTTGGGAACACGTGAGTATTGCTCCCTATAAACGGTCGTATGTACCCTCTTGGGAGGATATGTGCCGACTGAAAGATATGTTTTTCCGCGACGATGAGGTAGCGGTACAATACCACCCGGCAAAGAGCGAATATGTAAACAATATGCCGAACTGTCTGCACCTTTGGCGACCGCTCGACGCACAGATGCCGACACCGCCCGCAATAATGGTAGGCGTGAAGCCCGGACAGACACAGGCGGAAATCAGAAAAGCCATAGAGGAGGTTGGATAATGGGAAAAATTGATTGGGACATCATAGACAGACTCACAAGGGCTTTCCCTAACGGCTTTATAAACGGGCAGGGCGAATTCGTCGCCCACAGGACCGGCGAATACTTTATGCTCCGCAACTGTGAAACGGAACTCGACATCAAATGCAAGGTTTTGGAGTGGTTTTCCCGCGCAGCCTTTAAGAGCGAGCCGTACAGGAGCAAGGCGAAAAATGATGAATTTCACGCCTTTATGCTCAACGGCATAAATCAATTCCTCGGAACGCGCTTTACGGAGGACGATATGGAATACATATACACCTACCTCGGCAACGCCATAAAGCACGATAAAACAGTCGAATTCATCACCGAGGCGCACTACAATATGGGATTTTTCAGCCAATTTGAAAAGGAGGCATAAAACAATGATTGATTTCAAGAAACCCGATTTGCTGCAGGAGGCTATCGCCACCTATGGGACCGCCGCACAGGTTGATATGGCAATCGAGGAAATGAGCGAACTGACAAAAGCCCTTTGCAAGGAGCGCAGAACGCAGCTGCAACCCGGCACACACGCGGAGGCTCACGCCAACGTGATAGAAGAAATTGCCGATGTCGCAATTATGTTAAAGCAACTGATTATGATATTCGACAAGGACAACGAAATACAAAAAGAGGTTGACTATAAAATCGACCGACTCGAACAGAGATTACACAAAGCAGGAGGAAAAAGCGAATGAACAGCGTAAAACTATCGGGCCGACTCACAGCAGACCCGGAACTCAAAATGACACCCCAAAACGTGGCGGTAACGACCTTTATTTTGGCGGTAGACCGTAGAACAAAGGACGACAAGGCAGATTTCCCCACAGTCGTTGCGTGGCGACAGACGGCGGAATTTGCCTCCCGATACCTACGCAAGGGCCGTCGAATTATTGTAGAGGGCGAACTCCGCACCCGAACATACGAAGACCGGGACGGAAAGAAACGCAAGGTAACGGAGGTTGAGGCGACCAATATCGAATTTGCCGACAGTAAACCCGCAGACGCACCCGGAGGCAACGCTCCACAATACGGCGGAACGCCGGACGGATTTGAAGAACTCGGCAGCGACGACGAATTACCGTTCAATTAAGGAGGTGTAGAAAATGGCTAAAAAGAGAAAGTGTAGATATACCCCGGAGGAACTCGAAATCCACGAACAGGCGGTCAAACTCCGCAAAATGACCGACGAACAACTCGTAATGGCGTTCAGAAACGCCTCTGCTCCCTCCTCTGCCGTTTCCGAACAGGAGGTAGAGAAAGACACGGGTGGAGTAAAAAAACTGATTGAGGGCCTTTCTCGTGGCGACTGCAAGGGCGTTAAGGGAGCGACCGTCTACAAAATTCAGCAGTACGCAGAGGAAATGGGGCTGATTTAATGGACGCGAAACGACACCACCAATATGTGTTGCAGGGCTACAAGAACAAATACAACGGCCTCTCGTTTGAGGAGATTATCACAAACTCCTGCCACCACTACATAGCGAGAGAGGTCGCCGTGATAATCAAGACCCCGGAGCCTATGCGGCCGATAAGGGACCTCGGCGGAGGAAAATTCGTCGCCGTTTACGAAAAACACGCGCAGCCGGACTACAAGGGCGCGTTAATGGGTGGACGGGCGATAATGTTCGAGGCGAAGCACACCGACACAGAGGAACTGAAACAATCCGCCGTAACCGAGCCGCAGACGGTATCGCTGAATTATCACGAGAAGTTTGGCGCGGAGTGCTTTGTGTTAATATCGTTTGGCTTTCGACAGTTTTTCCGCGTCCCGTGGAAAGTCTTTAAGGCGATGAAAGAGGTTTACGGCCGGAAATATGTACGGCCGGCGGATTTGGCGCAATACAGAGTCCGTTTTGACGGTATGGTGCTACATTTTTTAGAAAAGGAGGAGCGCGAGTATGCGAATATTTCAAAGGCAACGCAAAAAACAGGCGCAGGACAGAGCAAGAGAGATAACGGAGGCGGTAAGGACTTATAACGAGGCTCTCTCCGCTCTCGGAGAAGCGGCGGCAGTAATCGGCAGAGTCGCAAAAGAAAACGGAATGTCTACGGAGAAAATCGAAACCTCCGTGGCAAAAATGCAGGAAATCGCCCGGACAGCCCAAATATGCCCGGAAGACTTAACGAGAGGAGGAAACCGCTGTGGGAAAAGATAAAGGGACCGATATTCAATCAATTATCACGGCAGCTGTAAAGGCCGCCTACGAGGTAGCACACAAAGACCTCGAAACCAAATTACAGGAGGCAGTCAGCCTCGGAACGCAGATAGGAGCAGCTGTCGGCGCGGAGGTAGGCGCAAAGGCCGCTATAAAAGCGGTAGAGCGTGAGAAAAAGAAAGTCCGTGAGCAACAGTACGACCGCCGATACCATAACACGAAACTCCTCTTACGAAACTACCGCCGACTCAACGAGTATTTCAAGAACGCTATTTTTGAGATAGAACAGGCGGAGGAATACGACGAAACATTCATCGACATTATGGAGGTAATGACGGGCAGAGGCTACGACGACGACCTCTATGTGGAAAGCATTAAGCAATCGACTGTCCGCACCAAAATCGTAATGACCCACGTAAACCGTATGCTCGACGTGTACGGAATTATGTGCGAGAGGTCAACGCGAGAGGACGACAAAAGGCACTACCGAATTCTCCGCGCCCTTTACCTCGATGAAACACCGACGACAGCACAGGCAATCGCCGACCGGGAACACATCGACAAAAGGACCGTTTATAAAGATATAGACGCAGCCACAGACTGCTTGACTACTCTGTTCTACGGAATAAGCGGAATTGAGAAGTTATGACCCACTTGCCCCCGATGAGGGCAAAAAGAGGGCATTTACAAGGCTATATGAAGTGTGCTATAATGTATGGTGTAAAATTCCCCTTTAAGTTTTTCGGGAATTACACTTCTCCTAAAAAAGACCGCCCTTTCCGCGAGGTTTGGGCGGTTTATTTTTTGCCGAGAAAAGCCCCGTTTTGGGACATTCAAAAAAGGAGGTGCGTACCTATGGATATACGCAAAATGAAAATCAGCGATTTGCGGCCGGCAGATTACAATCCGAGGCAGGACTTACAGCCCGGCGACCCCGAATACGAAAAAATCGCTAATTCTATCGAAGAATTCGGGTATGTAGAGCCTGTCGTATGGAATGAACAGACGGGCAACGTCGTAGGCGGACACCAACGCCTCAAAATCCTCGCAGCCAAAGGCTACGAAGAAATAGAGGTATCGGTGGTAAATATGAGCCTCCACGACGAAAAGATACTGAACGTCGCACTCAACAAAATCGGCGGCCGTTGGGACACAGGAAAACTCACCGAAATCTTGCAGGAACTCAAAGAAATGGGCGAAATGGAGATTACGGGCTTTGAGGAATGGGAGCTCGACGCGCTGAATATGCAGTACGACCACATCAGCGACCTTTTGGAGGAGGATTTTTCGGAATTCGCAAGTAAAGAGCCGAAAGACACCTTTACAATGACCTTTACCCTCCCGGAGGAGGAAAAGGAAACCGTACAGGCGTACATCGAAAACACCGAGAACGCCAAAATGGAAATCGCTACGGCGATTATCAACAGGGTCAAGGGGGTGTGTTAAGTGATTATCGAAAGAAAACGCATAGACGAATTAGAGCGGGCTAAATATAACCCGCGCGTCGAACTCCGCCCCGGCGACGATGAATACGAGAAGCTGCGCCACAGCATTCTCAAAAACGGTATGATACTCCCGGTCGTTTGGAACAAGAGGACGAACACCGTAGTCGGAGGACATCAGCGACTCACGGTATTGGAGTATGAGGGCGAGGAATTCGTCGAGGTATCGGTCGTAGACCTTGACATCGTGCAGGAGAAGCAGCTGAATATCGCTCTGAATAAGACGGGAGGCCGTTGGGACGAAACGAAACTCGTTGCCCTGCTCGAAGAACTCGGCGACGACGCGACCGAAACAGGTTTTGACCTCGCAGAGATTGAAGCCCTGCAGAACGACATCGACAGCCTCGTAGACGGAGGATTTTTGGAAGACGAATTATCCTCCCTCGAAAAACTGTTCAACCTCTCACTCACTTTTAACGCCGCAGACAGAGCGGACATCAATGCCTACATCAAGGACTACGGCAAAGAGGAACTCGTCAAGGTAATTATACAGAAAGTGAAAGGAGAGATTTAGTATGGGCTGTATATGTGGAAGTCAAGCGATTTTGTGCAACCTCCCGATTAGGTTTGACACCTACAAGGGGTGTAGCCACGCTTGTCGTTATTGCTTCGCTCAAAAGAAGCAGGACATCGCAAAGTTAGGAAAAGGCGAAACGGCAGAGAGCCTCCGCAACTTTATTGAGGGCAAACGCACCGACACGACAAATTGGTGCGATTGGAATATCCCGATACATTGGGGCGGAATGAGCGACCCGTTTCAGCCTATCGAAAAGAAGTACAGAGTTTCCTATGAGTGCCTCCAACTGTTAGCGGAAACTCAATACCCGTTTGTGGTAAGCACAAAAGGCCGCCTCGTAGGAGAGCCGGAGTACATCGAACTGCTTTCCAAGTGTAATTGCGTAGTGCAAGTATCAATGGTTTGCAGTAAGTACGACCAACTCGAAAGAGGTTGCCCGACATACGAGGAACGCCTCGACATCGTAAAGAGGCTCGCCCCGAAAGTGCAGAGGGTCGTCGTAAGAATTCAGCCGTATATGTTGGAGGTATTCGACGATGTGATGAAGAATATCCCCCGACTCGCAGAGGCAGGAGTCTACGGCGTAGTTGTAGAGGGTATGAAATTCTTTAAGGGAAAACCGGGAATGGTAAAAATCGGAGGCGACTACTGTTACCCGCTACCCGCTATCCGCAGGGATTTTGAGGCAATCCGAGCGGAGTGCCACCGCCACGGTATGAAATTCTATTCGGGAGAGAACAGACTCCGCGCAATGGGCGACGATATGTGCTGTTGCGGAATAGACGGACTACCCGGCTTTAAGGGCAACGACTACAACCTATGTATGCTTATGAACGGCAAAAACCCTCAACCGACCGAGAATATGAAAAAGGTCGGGACCGGCGGTTGCTTCAAGGCGTTAAATCAGAGCGCGGGCAGCAGCCGAAAACTCGCCAAGCAGTCATTTTACGGGCTTATGCAGGAGGAACTCGCAACGAAGACCGAATATCACAAAAAGGTGTTCGGGGTTGACGAATAGCCTCACGCCCGTACAGGAAATAAACGGACTGCTGATGAAGCGCGACGACCTCTACACTCCACTCGGACACGGAGAGGTCAACGGAGGAAAACTACGGCAATGTATGATGTTGACGGACAGCGTTTTAGCGTCCCAAGACGACGTGCGTTGCCTTTTTACCTATTGTAGCATACATTCACCCCAAGCACCGATAACGGCCGCCTCTGCCCTTGCTCACGGCTTACCCTGCTACATAGTGTACGGAGGAGCAAAGCCGGAGAACATAAAAGCGTTGCCAATGCCGCGATTGGCGATGAAATACGGTGCTGAAATCATAATCGGCGCGAGGAGTGGAAGACACAGTATTCTACACGCAAAGACAAAGCCTCTCGCCGAAAAGAAACGCGGATTTATAGTGCAATACGGCATTAACCTCACGGACCACGGCGACGTCCTTTTGGACGCGGTATCGGCACAGGTACAGAATATCCCCGACGAGATAGAAAACCTCGTAATGACTTGTGGGAGCGGAATTACCTCATCGGGCGTTATGATAGGCCTCCACCGATACGGCAAAAAGGTCAAGAATGTTCACCTTGTCGCAACGGCCCCGGACCGTCGGGCGTTTATACACGAAAACCTCAAAAAGTACGGAGCGGACCGTGAATTCCATTATCACAGTTTATTCCATACGCCGGGATTTCAGTATGAGAAAGGCGCAAAGGCGGTATGGGGGGGTCTGAAACTTCACCCACATTACGAGGCGAAGACTATGCAATGGTTTTTGCAGAGCGGACTGCAACCCTCCGACACCCTCTTTTGGATTGTCGGCGCAGAGCCGTCCAATAAATCGTAAAGGAGAGGAGGAAAAATGCCAAATAATACCAAAAGTAAGCCGTGGGAAAGACAATCGGGCGAAAGCGAAAAGGCGTTTGAGGCATTTTCCCTCTATCGAGATAAAGGGGCGGACCGCACCTTAATATCGGTTGCGGAGGAGTTGCAAAAGAGTTACACACTTATCCGCCGTTGGTGCGACCGTTGGGATTGGGAGGAACGGGTCAGAGATTACGACAACGAATTGGAGCGAGAGGCGAAGAAAAAAGCCCAAAAGGGACTGCGGGATATGTACTCCCGACAGACCAAAATCGCTATGCAAGTGCAGGAAAAAGCACTCCAAGCGTTGAAGCAACTTGACATCGAGGCGATGTCCCCGAAAGACATCAAGGAATATATCCGAATGGCGACGGAGTTGGAACGCCTCAACAGAACATTGAGCGCAGCCCCGGACGAAAGCGAGAAAGCCGGGAGCGGTAGTCTTGCAGACACCATTATCGCCGCCTACCAAAGACGAAAGGACGGTGAGGGATAATGAGTTTGAGTCAAGACGCTATTCTCTATTACTCGGAACACCCCGTCCACTTTGTAGAGGACCTTATCGGAGTTACGCCGGACGCAGAACAAGCAAAGATAATACAGAGCGTTGCCGACAACCCTATGACATCGGTGCGGTCGGGACACGGTATCGGAAAGAGCGCGGTCGAGGCCTGGGCGATAATATGGTTTATGGCTACCCGCCCATTCCCGAAAGTCGCTTGTACAGCTCCTACGCAACATCAGTTATTCGATATTCTTTGGGCGGAGGTCAGCAAATGGTTACGAAACGCCCCGCAGCTTGAAAAAGAGTTTGTGTGGACGAAAGAGAAAGTCTACCTCAAAGGCTACCCGGAGGAATGGTTTGCAGTAGCACGTACAGCGACAAAGCCGGACGCTCTGCAAGGCTTTCACGCTGACAATATCCTGTATATCATCGACGAGGCGAGCGGCGTTAAAGACAACATATTCGAGCCTGTCCTCGGTGCATTGTCAACACCCGGAGCAAGACTCTTGATGTGCGGAAACCCGACGCAGCTGTCGGGCTTCTTTTATGAGAGTCATACGAAGAATAGAGCCTCCTACAAGACATTCCACGTTGACGGAAGAAAGAGCGGGCGCGTATCGCCCGAATTCGTCCAAACGATTATCCGAATGTACGGTGAGGACAGCGATGTTTTCCGCGTCCGTGTAGCAGGAGATTTCCCGCTATCCGAGTCTGATGTGTTTATCCCGATTTCTCTCGTAGAAAAGTCCATAATGACGGAGTTTTCTCCCCGAAAAACCCCGAATATGATACGGATTGGGTGCGACGTGGCTCGTTTCGGCGACGATAAGACGATTATCGGGTCGAGGGTCGATGAAAAAATCAACATCGACAAGAAACGCCACGGGCAGGACACAATGAAGACGGCAGACGACATCGTATTGCTTTACTACGACTTATTAAAACGACACCCCGACTACAAAGGCTATGTAACGGTCTGCGTGGACGACGGAGGCGTGGGCGGTGGC